GACGCGCTGCCCGCCGAATACCAGGGCGCGGCCAACGTGCAGAAGCTGATCGGCAAGACGATTGAGGAGCCCGGTTTCACGTCGTCGACGGTTGCGGGCGAGTCCGGCAGCTTCGGCGGCGCGCTCCAGCTGGAGATCGAGGCACCGATCGGCACGCCCGCGTACTTCGTCAAGTCGCTGTCGCACTTCAAGGGTGAGAACGAGATGTTGCTGGCAGCGGGGACGAAGTTCAAGGTCTTGTCGGTTAACCAGTCGGGCGGGAAGACCGTTCTGCGGGTCCGGATCGTGGGAGATAAGTGATGGCAGAACAGTCGGCGCAGGATGCCCTGTACGCGCACTACGGGGACATGGAACTACGGGTCGTGGACGAGCCGGATGGTGGCGGCCCGGGGATGACGAGCGAGGAGGCGGGCGCGTTCCTGCGCAGCCTGCGTCCGGTGTCGCGGGTGCGCCAGTCGCTGGCGGCTGCTGCTGCGAAGTTCGGCAAACTCAGCGCTTGACGTAGCCGTCAAGGGGTGTCTACTATAGGTCCACAGGCAACAACGCCTGACGGACCAAGGAGACCCCCTCATGAAGCTCGGCCACACGAACGACGAGATCAAGTACGACGCGACCTACGGCACCGTCGCCCGCTACATCCTCATCCTCGACGGCGAGCCCACCATGGCCGTCCAGTGCGACACCGCCGACGCGGAGAAGGTCATCCGCATCGCCAACGCCACCAACCCGGGCACCGTCCTGGACACCCTGGGCCGCTTCACCACCGTCACGAAGCTGCTGGAAGGCCCCGACGGCGCCCCGCTGGGCACGGAGACCCGGGTCGACGAGAAGTCCGTCTACACCTACGTGATCCCGCGCCTGCACGTCCTTCTCGGCCGCCTGCTCCGCGCGGCCTGATCCACCACCGCAGGGCCCCGGCAACCGCCGGGGCCCTCACCCGTATGGAAGGAAACCCCGATGAACCTCGAACCCGTTATCGAGCAGATTCGCTCCCGCATGGAACGGATGCACCAGCGCTACTCCGCCATCTACCCGAACCACCCGATGCCGACCAGCGTTCTGCTCACCGCGTTCGCGGAGGAGATGGCGGAGCGGCTGGACCGTGACGACAAGGTTGCGGTGGAAGTCATGAAGGCTGTCGTCGACCCCGCCGATCTTCACCTCGACGACTTCTGGCGCACTCCGCTGGGGCGGCTGATGTTCGCGGCGGGTGCGTACGCGCCGGACCGGGAGATGGTCGGTCAGTCATTCGCGGCGGGCGTGCTCGGCTTCTCGCGGCAGCGAGTGTCGCAGCTCGTGGCCTCTGGCCGCCTGACTCGGGTCGGGGTCATGGTGCCGGTCGGGCAGGTTCGCAATCTCCTGAAGCAGCGCATTTGACAGAGGCGTCAAGGCGGTGTATGCTGTAAACAGACAGCAACCGAGGAGGACAACATGAACGCCACCTACGACCCCGCCGCCACCGCCAACCTTCGCCGTCAGTGGCACGCCACCGTCTCCCGCGCTGTCGGGGACCGCCTACCGCAGGCGCAGGCCGCAGCCAACTTCGCCAACCGCAGCGGCTACGACGCCGGAACGCGCGGCTGGTACTCCGCCGCAATGTGGCGCATCAACCAGTTCTGACCCGCCCTGCCCCCGGCGCCCGCCGGGGGCACCCCCCCCCTGAATGGAGGCCGAGAACATGAAATCCCTGACCCGAGGAACCCGGCAGACCCCCCAGGGGTGGGCGTTCACCGTCGCTGCATACGGATACATGACGTACACCTTCGGCTGGATCGGCGCTGGGGTGGGTGTCGGCTGGATCATCTTCTGCATCGCAGTCCAGGCCATCATCGAGGCCCGGCAGGACCGCAAAGGCGCGCTGCGGCGCGGTTTCAACAACGCCATCGGAATCAAGACCACCAAGGAGATCGCATGAAGCTCAAAGACCTGAACCGCGAGTCGCGCAACCTGCGGCGCGGAGTGATGTTCGGCCTCGCCTACGGCGACGCGCTCGGCCGCCCCACCGAGTTCATGAAGGCCCCCGCCCTCGCCAAGTTCGGCACCCCGTTCCAGAACCGGGTCGGCCTGAACAACCCGAAGCAGGGCATCGTCACCGACGACACGCAGATGTCGATCGCCGTTGCGAAGGCCGCGATCAACCTGGGGCGGGCCAACAACCCGGCCGACGTCGCCGACGAGTTCGCCACCCAGTTCATCGCCTGGCAGAACGACCCGATGTCCATGGACGGCAAGCGCGCCCCCGGCGCGACGTGCATGGGTGCCGTGTCGGCCCTGAAGCGCGGCGAGCGCTGGCTGATGGCCACCCGCACGAACAGCAAGGGCAACGGGGCGAACATGCGGGTTGCGCCGCTGGCCCTGCGCACCGACTGGACGTGGAAGCAGCTCGCCGGGTACGCGCAGCTTCAGGCCGCGATCACCCACGGGCATCCGACTGCGCTCGCTGCTGCCGACCTGACGGCGGTCGCCTGCCGGATGCTGCTGGAGGGCATCGCGCAGCCCGCCGAGTCGCTGCTGGACCACCTGCTCGCCTACGCCCACGACCAGCGCACCACGTACCACGGTGACCTGCTGGAGGGCGTGTGGGAAGGCGACATGTTCGGCCCGTCCGTGTCCCTGCCGAAGGTGCCGAAGATCGGCGACATCGACGGCTGGTCCCGGTTCGCTGAGACGATGCCGGTGCGTACCCCGGCGCGTAAGCACGCCAAGTCCCCGCAGGAGTTCATTGCGAAGGGCTGGGACGAGGTTATCGATGCCCTGCTCGCGGTGTACGGCAAGCCCCGCCTGCCGAAGCAGGACCCGTGCTTCGTCGCTAATCAGGGCGGCTGGGTTGCGGAGGAGGCTCTGGCCTTGGCGGTGCACACGCTGATCACGTTCCCGGGTGAGCCGACTGACGCCCTGCGCCGGGCCGCGTTCACGGACGGGGATTCGGACTCGATCGCGAGTATCTGCGGGGCGCTCGCCGGGGCGGCTTACGGCCGGTCGGCGTTCCCCTCGCACTGGATCGACAACGTGGAGTACCGGCATGAGCTGCTGGGCCTCACGGACCGGCTGATCGCCGCCGCCCGGTAATCCCCGGCACAGCCCCCTTGACATCACCGTCAAGGGGGCTGTATGCTGTCCATAGACAGATCAACCGAGGAGGACGCAGTGCAGATCAACATCCAGAACGCGCAGCCCGGAATGTACGTCACCGCCGAGCACCTGGACGAGTACCGACGCGTCGTCGGATACCCGATCACTACCGGGCAAGGCGTGTTCGTGGTTCTGCTCGGCGCGCAGATCGGCCCGCTGCCGCTCGACGCGATGATCGACGTCGACGACAGTTCGGCAGTCTACGCCGACGACGAGACCAGCGAGTTCGACGACGCGAACGAGCTGTTCGCCTTCCCTGAGTTCTGATCTATCAGCTCTCAACGGCCCTCCACTCCTGCGGGGTGGGGGGCCGTACCATATCCAGCGTCAGGAGGGGAAGACATGCTTGCCAAGATCGCCAACGTGGTCGCGCTGATCGCCGACCTCGCGCCCGGTGCCCTGCTCGCCATCGGCGGGGCTGTGCTGATCGGCACCGGCATCGCCTGGCTGTAGACCATGATCAAAAACGGAGGAGAATAGATGAAGCTGACCATGGGATCCGTCGACACGGACGACCCGGCGTACGGCACCGCCGAACACGCCTACGCCATCACCGACGGACGCCACCCGGGAGTACGCGACGCGCTCCAATGGCTCACCTACGCCCACCTTCCGGAGAAGCTGCGCGAGTTCTCCCGCCCGTTCTACCGGCTCGCCGTCACCCTGATCACCCGCATCACCACCGACTCGCCTGAGCTGACCACCGCGCTGAATGCGGTCATCGCAGCGAAGGACTCCGCGATGCGCGCCGGGATCCGGCACGACACCGGCCGGGCCGGGGCTGTGCCGCGCCCGCAGGAAGTCGTCAAGCCGCCGCTGCTCGCCTCAGCGCCCCGCGAGGTCTGCCCCCACGGCATCCGCTACAACTCGCCGACCTGGCACACCGCGCACGGCCCTGAAGTGACGTGCCCGCGACAAGCGCCCGTCGGGACTGAGCCGGGCTGCGGGCACCCGGGCTGCATCCTGGACCACCCGCACGCCGGACCGGCCGTGCTGCCTGCCGACAGCAACCCGTCCTGAGCCGTATTCTGGCCTGCAAGAGAAAGGGGTAGCGCGTGGGCACTGCCTGGAAAATGCCGCTCGCCGTCATCGGGAAGCCGACCGGCGACGGCCGCCAGTTCGACGAGGGCGCCCTGTCGCACCGCGACCTGCCGCTGCCCCTGCGGTATGTGCCGTCAGACTCGGGCGGGCACGCGAACGCCGTCATCGTCGGCCACATCTCGAAGGTCGGCAAGGAAGAAAACGGGATGCTGCCCGCGTCCGGCGAGTTCTACGACGACGAGTCGTGGCCGGAAGACGTCCGGAACCACGCCATCGCCGCGATGAAGTTCACGCAGAACAAGGTGATCGGCCCGTCCGTCGACCTGGACCAGGCGGAAATGGAGCAGGTTCCGGAGCCGAAGGCGTACGCGGCCTGGAAGCGGGAGCAGCGCGGCAAGATCAAGGCCGCGAAGATGGCGCACGCCTCCGCGACCGGCTCCGACTGCGGCTGCGCATCCGCCGAGGAGCCGGTGTTCGCGGAGGAGGCGTACGACGGCCCCCGGCTGAAGATGGTCCGCAAAGGCCGGTTCGCATCGGCGACGCTCGTGCACATCCCCGCGTTCGCGGAGCTGGCAGGCGAGGCAGTGCTGACCCCGGCGAAAAAGGCCGCCCCGGAGCCGTCGGCTGAAGCTGCCGTCCTGGCCTCAACCATGATCAAAAACGACGAAGAGATGACCCCCGACCTGGACACGGAGGCCCGGGAGAAGATGGCCGCACTCATCGCAGGAGCCACCCCGGCCGCACCGCCGCGCGCCTGGTTCGACGACCCGAAGCTGGAAGGCCCGACCCCGCTGCACATCGGTGACGACGGCCGGGTCTACGGACACGTCGCCGTGTGGGACACCTGCCATGTCGGCATGGGCGACTCGTGCGTCCGGCCGCCGAAGTCGCAGACGCAGTACGCGTACTTCCACACCGGAGAGGTCGTCACCGACAACGGCGACCGGCTGCCCGTCGGCCGCCTCACGTACGGCGCCGGGGGGCACGCAGGGCCGAACCTGGGATACCGGGCCGCCGCCGAGCACTACGACTCGACCACGGCGACGGGCGCATACGTGCGCGCGGGCGAAGACCAGCACGGCATCTGGGTGGCCGGGGCTCTCACCCCCGAGGCCGGGGACGACGCGATCCGGCAGATGCGCGCGGCGCCGCTGTCCGGCGACTGGCGGCGCATCGGCGGCAATCTGGAGATGGTCGCGGCGCTGCACGTGAACACGGCCGGGTTCCCGATCCCGCGCATGCTGGCCGCGTCCCTGGACGGGGCGGAAGAAGCCCTGATGTCTCTCACGGCGGCCGGATCCCTCGCGAGGGTGGCCGAGGACGACTCCGACCTCACGGCGGCTGTGGCGGCCACGCAGATCGACATGGAGGCGCTGGGGCGCGCGGTCGCGCGGGGGATGCTCGCCGAGCAGGCCGCGCAGGAGAAAAAGGCGAAGCTCGCCGAGGAGTGGACGGCCCTCGTGGCGTCTGCCACGGCCGACGACACGATCGGCGCCTACACTGACGTCATGGGCGAACTGTTGGATGCCCTGGACTGAGCACGGAGGAGGCCCTGGTGGGGTGCAACTGTGGTGGTGGCGGTAGCGGTCTCGGCAACTACGTCGTCAAAGACGCAACCGGCAAGGTCGTGAAGACCTTCGCCGCCGTGAAGGAGACCGAGGCGAAGGTGTTCGCTGCGAAGATCCCCGGCGCGACCTGGAGCAAGACGAGCTAACCCCGGACAGCAGAAAGGCCCGACCCCCTTCCCCGGGGCCGGGCCTTTTCCGTGCTTGCCTGGCTAGTACCGGCGGGCCAGGTAGCGCGGGGTCAGCCGCACGTACCGGGCGGCGAGCCGGTACTTGCCCCGCCCGACGGCCCGCCCGGCGGCGGCAATCGAGCAGCACCCGCCGCTTTGCTTCGACTGCCCGCCGAGCTGGCCCGGCTGCCGGACTCGTGCGGGCCGGTTGTGACCGCCGTCGCCGGGCAACCATGACTTGCTACTGGCCATGTCCGTTCCTCCTCCTGGTGAGTTCTGTCGGCTGCGACTATACACAGGTCAGCCATGAGGGTGTAGTCTGCCAGCAGACAGACTAGGAGGAGAGATGATCCGCCGCATCACCGTCGCCGCCAGCGCCATCGTTCTCATTCCCCTGACCTGCGCAGCCCTGATCCTGGGAGGCGTCATCATCGCCGACCTGGCCGAACTCCTGGGGGGATGATGTCCACCGAACCGCTGTTCGACATCACCCCCGACGTCGGGGAACCGCACAGGTGCGAGATCTGCGAAACCGTGAAGATCGGCACCGTGGACCAGCTCCGCGCAGCCGGATGGGCGGCATTCGACGGCGTCTCACTCACCGACAAGACCCTCAGCGTGCGTATCTGCCCGCCCTGCCGGAAGGACAACTCATGACCCAGCCCGTGACCGACTGGCTGCTGTACCGCAAATGCCCGGTCTGCCAGTGCGCGACCGGCACCCCCTGCCGGTCGGCGTCCGGCCGGATCGTCAACGGCCAGCCCGACGGCGTGAAGACCAACCTGGAGCACCCGCACAAAGCGCGCCGTCGACGCAGCATGCCGAAGGTCGATACCATCAGGACGGCTTAGGACCCGCACAGCCCAAGCCACCCCACGAAGAAGCCCCCGGCGATGCGCCGGGGGCTTCTTCCATGTCCGGGTCAGGAGCGGTGCATAGGGGTGTCCCGCTCGGCGTCGGTGGCCGCGTTCGGGTTGATCCGCAGCATCGGCCATTGGTCCGGCGGCAGCGCGATGATGGTCGACGCGACCGGCGTTGCGGGCTTCTGGTGGTAGTCCTTCACCCCGTACCAGACGGTTTTCTGGTGCGTCGTCGTCACGCCCGTGTGGACGTAGACGGGCAGGCCGATCTGGTGCACGCGCAGGCAGAAAGAGATGTCCTCGCCGCACTGCTCGCCGTCAGGGCCGGGGATCCGCTCGTGCCAGATGTGCGGCGGGGCGCCGGACTCCACGAGCCAGTCACTGATCTTCTCGTACACGGACCGGTGAACCAGCAGCAGGCCGCAGCCGGTGGCGGCGACCCGGGTTACTTCTTCCGGGGTCCAGTTCGAGCGTGGCGCCAGCTTGAACGCGCCCGGCATGCCGTTGTCCGGCTCAACCCACGACCAGTCGTAGAGGGTCGGCAGCAGCCGTGAGGTCAGGCCGCCGTGGAAGTCGTGGCCGTACTCCGTCTCGATGAAGCACAGCCCGCCGACGACCGGCCGGGTTTTCGGATCCGCGACCGACAGCAGCTTCTCCAGTGCGGTCGGCTCGAAGCCGATGTCCGTGTCAATCCAGAGCAGCCAATCCGACTCGCTGGAAAGGAACGCGGCGACGGCGGTATTGCGGGCGTGCGAAAGCTCGATCGACCGGCCCCACACGGATGCCAGTGATCCGGTATTGCGCAGGCCGGATTGGTGCATGAGGTGATCGCCGGTCATCTTGTCGTAGGCGATCATCCGCAGGACCGAGTCGACGAAGTTCGCGCCGAACGTGTCGAGGTGCGGGTAGGCGATGGTGACTGTTTCGCCTGCTCGCGGGTTACTTGACGCATCGATTTTGATCATGGCCCCGGTGCGCGGGTGCAGCGCGTCCAGCAATTCCTGCTGCGCCTCTTCGGCGCTGGTGTTCGAGTTCATGTACGGCCTCCTCCTCCGTAAACCGCAGGGTACCGGCTATGATCCGGTCCAGACGTATCGGTGCTGCCACGGTCCGGCCGAGCGCTCGCAGAAGAGGAACCCCGAAGGTGAATCTGCCTTTCACGGTCCCGACGCTCGATGACGGCAGCTACGCCTTCTCGCAGATGTCGACGGACGAACTGACCGAGATCCGCCAGCAGGCCCGCGAGGCTGCCGCGACCTTCGCCGACATGGACGTCTCTGACGTCTCCCCGGAGGACGTCGAGACGATGCGCGAGCTTTCCAAGATCGTCAAGGGTGTCGACGCCGAGCGTTCGCACCGTTCCGGCGCGGCCGGTGCTTTCGCGGCGCTGACCGACGCGCTCGGCGACGAAGACGACGAGGACGAGGCCGAGACCCCCGCCCCGGCGCCGAAGACCGACCCGGCCCCGAAGCCCGAGACCGAGGCGCCGAAGACCCCCGCGAACCCGGGCGTCGCCGCAGTCGCCGCGCAGGGCACCGGCAACGGCGTGCAGGCCGCCGCGCTCATCCCCAACCAGGCCCCGGCCGTGATCCTTGCCGCCGCCGGTTCGGACATGAGTGTCGGTCAGGAGCTGAACTGGCTCGACGTCGGCAAGGCCGTCGAGAAGCGGTTCCTTCAGTACAGCGCGGGCGGCGGCGGCATGGGCGCGCAGCGCCACGCGGTCGCGCAGTTCAAGCTGGACTACCCGAAGGAGCTGACCGCCTCCGGTGGGCTTCAGGAGGACGCGACCGCCGTCGTCGACTACGCGGCGAGCGAGCGTCGCCTGCCGGGCGGTTCGCTGCTGGCGTCGCTGGAGCTGAAGCGCAAGCAGGCGCTGAACGCGGGCGCCCCGAACGCGCTGACGGCGGCCGGTACCGGCTGGTGCGCGCCGTCCGAGGTGCTGTACGACCTGTGCGAGCTGGAGTCGTCTGACGGCCTGCTCGACGTGCCCGAGATCAACGTCTCCCGGGGCGGCATCAAGTACACGACCGGCCCGGACTTTTCCTCGATTTACTCGGGCTCGGGCTACTTCCACTACACCGAGGCGCAGATCATCTCGGGTGTCACGAAGCCGACGATGTCCGTCGCGTGCCCGTCGTTCACGGACACCCGGCTGGAGGCCGACGGCCTGGCGATCCAGACCGACCTGCTCCAGCTTCGCGGCTACCCGGAGCTGATCTCCCGGTTCGTCCGGGGCGCGATGGTCGCGCACACCCACAAGCTGAACATGTGGGCGATCAACGCGATGGTCGCGGGCTCGACCGCACTGTCCCTGCCGTCGGGTGTCGCCTCGCACACCCCGGGCGCCGGTTCGACCTGGTACACCGACCACTCGGTGGTGTCGACGCTGCTGACCGCGCTGGACATGGTCATCGTCGACTACAAGTACCGGCAGCGCATGGCCCTCAACTCCACGCTGGAAGTCGTGCTTCCGTACTGGGTGCAGGCGTGGATCCGGTCCGACATCGCGCGCAAGCAGTTCTACGACGCGGAGGGCACCGCCGACCAGTTCGCGGTCACCATGGCGCGGATCAACGAATGGCTGGCCGCGCGCGGCGCTCGGGCGCAGTTCGTCTACGACTGGCAGGACGCGTCCTACTGGGCGGCATACCCGACGAACGCCCCGGCCGTGTGGCAGCGCTTCGGCGCCGACCCGACCACGCAGGACTTCGTGCAGGACTTCCCGCACACCCTCCAGATGCTGGTCTACGCGGCCGGTACCTGGGTGCGCGGCAACGCCGACATCATCACCCTGGACACCGTCTACGACAGCACCCTGCTGGCGCAGAACAAGACCACCCAGCTGTTCACCGAGCAGGGCATCCTGATGGCGAAGACCTGCTTCGACAGCCGGGTCTACACCATTGGCGCTGCGCCTGGTGGTCTGATCCCGACCGGTGCGGGTGCGTACGCGCCGAACGCGCAGACCGCTGCCGCGAGCACCACCACCAGCTCCTTCCCGTCCAACCCGTGATCCTGACCCACCGGCCGACGGCGCCCCGTCGGCCGGTGGGATCCCACGACGGAAGGGAGGGCGCGTAAATGGCGACCCTTACGCCAATGGCCGGGCCGGTCTACGTCGACCAGCCTGCGGTCGGCAACATTCGCTATGGCCTGTTCACGGCGGCGAACGGCCCCTTCGACCTGCCGCAGCACGGGGAGATCGGCGGGGTTCAGTACCTTCAGGAGCACTGCGGGCAGGCGCACCTTCTGGCAGCTGCCTCGTGCGGCACGCCGACGGTGACGATGGGCACGTTCGACTCCTGCGACAGCGCGGCGATCGGCCTGCCGTTCGACGTTGTGGCGACCCTGAAGGCCGGGACGTTCCCGTACACCGCCGAGGAGGTCGAGAGGCGCCTGCGGGTGCGGATCGCCGACAACTCGCAGTACGTCGCGGAGCAGGCTTTCTGGGGCGGCAACGCTGACGTGCAGCCGGTGTTGCAGCGCGGCGAGTTCAACGGCGGCAGCGGGATCCTGAACATCACTCCGACGCCGGGCACGCCGGTCACGCTGGAATACGGCGTCGGTCTGCTTGAGGACGCGATGGCCGGTTACTCGTACCCGGGCGTCTTCCACTGCCGCCCGATCGTGTCGCCGTTCCTGGTGGAGCGTGGCCTTGCGCCGCGCGCCGAGCGGGGCTCGCGCGGGCAGGCCGAGAAGCTGTTCACGCCGATGGGCAGCGTGTGGTCGTTCGGTCGGGGCTACTCGGGCAACAACCCGACCAACGATGCTTCCGCTCCGACGGCCGGTACCGCGTGGATCGTGGCCACCGGCCCGGTGACGGTGTGGCGCAACCCGGCGGTGCGAGTGGTGCCGCCCGAGCGTGCTTTTGACCGGTCGGGCAACGCCTGGCAGTCAAACGCGCAGCAGGCGCACGCCATCACCGTCGACTGCGTGGCGTTCTCTGTGCTCGTGGGCCTGGACGCAATGACCGCCAGCACCGGGGCGGCCACGGCCGGTCGGCTGTACTGAGGCTGGGTACATGACGGGCACCTACGAGACGAGGAGTCGAAATGCCTGCTGAGAATGGTTACCGGGTCGGTGTCGTGATCCTGGACCGGCACGAGCCGGAAGGGGAGACCGCGTCGCGGCTGCTGGAGCTGGCGCAGGAGAAGGGCTACAGCCCGCGCGTTGTCGAGGCGCAGCGCGGGGAGCACGACGCCGGTCTGTCGTACCGGGTTCCGGAGGATGTCGCGGAGGCGTTCAACGCGGAGCGCGCCGACCTGTGGTCGGACGACTCGGCGAAGCGGGCCGAGTTGGGGCACGTCGCGGTTGACGGGTCGCGGCGGGCGAAGCCGGGGCCGGACGACGAGACGATGTTCGACGCGAACCCGGCCCGGGATGCCGAGCCGACCAAGATCGAAAACGACGCCGAGAAGGCCCCGACCAGCCGCAAGGCGCGGGCGAAGAACGAGGAGTAACAAAATGTCGTCCGTGTGCCAGGCCCCGATTCAGGGGACGACCATGCGCGTCCAGACCGTCAACTCGTGCGGCACCCCCAGCGTGGGTTCTTGCGTGTCGGCGGTCTCGACCGGTTTCGTCTCGGTGGAGATGCAGGACCAGGTCGAGTCCGGGACGGAGATCATCGTCCAGAACGCGGCCGGTCTGATGTGCGTCAACGAGAAGTCCCCGAAGCAGCTCAAGTGGATCGACGTCACGATCACCTTCTGCAACGTCGACCCGGAGATGTTCAACCTGGTCACGGGCTCCACGCTGGTACTCAACGATGCGGCCTCCCCGGCGGCCGTCGGCTTCCAGACGCGTACCAGCAACTACGCGGCCGGGTCGTTCGCACTGGAGGTCTGGACGAACCTGTCCGGCACTACCTGCACGACGGTCGGCACCTTCTCGCTGGTGCCGTACGGGTACTTCCTGCTGCCGAACATCGTCGAGGGCACCGTTGGCGACCTGAAGATCGAGAACGGCGCGGTGTCGTTCACCGTCACCGGCCGCACGAAGCAGGGCACGAACTGGGGCACCGGCCCGAAGAACGTGCTCGCGAACATGACCACCGGGGCGGCGCAGAAGCTGCTCGTTGCTCTGCCGACGGACACGCACCGGCACCTCCAGTGGACGTACCTGGCGCCTCCGGCCGCGTCTTGCGGCTGCGCGTCCTGATCAACCCGACGAGCGGGGGCCGACCGGGAACGGCGGTCCCCGCTTCTCACTCTTCAGGGGGCTCCGCATGGTGAACGCGACGCCGGACGGCTGGACCGTCACCAACTCTGCCGCGTGCTCGAACACGTGGAACAGCCTCGACGCCGATCAGAAGGCGCTCGCTCTGCGCCTGTCGGCGTTCACGGTGTACGCACTGACCGGCCGCCAGTTCGGGACCGTCACGGCCACGCTGAGGCCCTGCAACGCGGCACCCCTGATGCCGCTCTACCAGACGTTCCCCGTCAACGTGCTGAACCCGTGGGGCGTCGAGGACTCGGGCAGCTACCCGGGCGCGTACATCTACCAGGGCGTGTGGCACAACTCGGGCTGCCGGGGGATCTCCTGCTGCGGGGCGCGCTGCGAGGTGTCGCTGCCGCGCACCGTGTCGATCACGTCGGTCGTCGACTCGGGGGCGACCGTGGACCCGTCGGCGTACCGGGTCGACAACGGGCACACGCTGGTCCGCACCGACGGCGCGTGCTGGCCGCAGTGCCAGGACATGAACGCCAACCCGGGCGCGGTGAACACGTTCACGATCACGGGCGTGTTCGGCCGGACGGTGCCGCAGGAGGCGCTGGATGCGGCCGGGCTGCTGGCATGCGAGCTGGGGAAGGCGATTGCCGGGCAGCCATGCCGCCTGCCTCAGCGAATGCAGTCGCTCTCTCGGCAGGGCGTCTCCGTGCAGTTCCCGTCGGTGGACAGCTATCTTGACCGGGGGCTGACCGGCCTCAACGAAGTCGATCAGTTGATCGTTCAACTGAACCCGAACCGGCTGACGCGCGCACCGCGCATCTTCTCCCCGGACGTGTCCCCCAACTCGATCACCACCTGGCCGTGAGGTAGCGATGGCAGACAACCTGACCGACGCCGCAGAAGCCCGCGTCGTCAACTGGCTCACCGGTAACACCACGACGGCGCCGACACTGCCGCTCATGGTGCGGCTGATGACCGCGAACGGCTCCGACTCGACGCCGGGCACCGAGGTCACCAACGCGGGCGGATCCGCGTACGCGCCGCAGGCCGCGACGTTCTCCGTCGCTTCTTCCGGCGTGCCCGCGTCGAACAGTGCCGACATCGTCTTCACGAACATGCCCGCGATCGGCGGTTCCGGCATCGTCGGCGTCGAGATCTGGGACTCCGCCGCGACCCCGTTCCGCTGGTGGTGGGGCGCGGTGACCCTCGCGAAGACGACCAACCTGGGAGACCCGGTGCGGATCCTCGCGGGGACGCTCGTTCTGACGGAGCAGTGAGGGACGGCCCGTGAGCCAGTCCCTTTTCACGTCGCAGACCCCGGGCATCCCGGACGTCTTCGAGAGCCAGCCGGTCACGGTCGGCCTGACGCTGAAGTTCAGCGTTGCCGGGACGGTGTCCGGTGCTCGCGTCTACGCCCCCGCCACGATCGGTGTGGGGACGTTCGAGGCTGCCTTCTGGCAGGTGACCGGGAGCGACCCGGGCGGCACGGGCACCCTCCTGGCCAATGCCACGTTCGGCACGCTGACGCCGGGCACCTGGAACAGCGTGACCTTCCCGACGCCCGTGACGGTCGACCCGACGAAGGCGTACGTCGTCGGTCTGCGGACCAGCCAGGGCCGGTACACGGCGACAGCTGCCCTGTTCGCGAGCGCCATCGTGAACGCCCCGATCACCGGGGTTCAGGACGGCTCGTCGGCGGGTGGCTTCACCGTCTACAACGGCCGGTTCACGTCCGGGCTGACGAACTACCCGAACAGCACGTTCAACTCCAACGGCTACTTCGTCGACGTGCTGTTCGACCCGTCCGGCGCAGATGTGCTGCTGGCCGCGAACCTCAGCGCGAACTCCTCACTGTCAGCGGCGCTGGTCCCGCAGCCGCGTCTCGCCGCGAGCCTGTCGGCGAACTCCGGGCTGTCGGCCGCCCTGACCACCTCGACGACTCTGGCTGCCAGCCTGTCGGCGAACGCCGGGCTGACCGCGTCGCTGACCGTCCCGACCGGCCCGGCCGACCCGATCGCCACGCCGGTTGCGGAGGAGTTGCTGGCCTGCTTCACCGCGCAGCTCATGGAGCTGCCGAACCCCCCGGCGAACATCCACATGCGCGTCGGTACGGACACCGGCCCGCTGTACGGGCCGAACGTCGACGAGTGTTGCGCCGGGCTGGCGTGGATCCGGATCGCCGGGGTGTACCCGTCGTGGGACTCGTTCCCGTCGCCCGACAACGACTGGACCCCGTGCGGGCCGCTGGCGTACGCGGTGCAGCTTGAGATGGGCATGGCTTTCTGCATGCCGTGGGCCGACTCGGAGGATGGCTTCGAGAATCTGGACCCGCCGTCGCAGGCCGATTGGGCGCAGGCGGCGGTGACGCAGATGCAGCACCAGAATCTGATGCGCAAGACGGCGGCGTGCTGCTTCCGCCCGACGCAGCGGCGCGTGGTCGGCGAGTGGTCTCCGCTTCCGGTCGAGGGCGGCTGTACCGGCGGTAAGCTGCTCGTGACGGTGTCGGTGATGAACCCCTGCTCGGACTGCTGACGGAGGACCCCCATGGCCAAGATCGAAAACGACGAGAAGAAGACCACGACCAGCGAGAAGCGGTACGAGGTCGTCGTCTCGTTCGACGCCCTCGACAAGGGCCTCTTCTTCACGTCCCCCGACGACGAGTGGGCGCAGCGGCACGTCGCGAACGGCTACCTGCGCGTCCTCGACGACGACGAGCCGGGCCGGGAGGTGCCCGACAGTGAGCGGGGTGAAGTCCGTCCGCGTTGAGATCTACGCGGCGGTGACGAAGGAGATCCTTCACGACCTGGCGGGCAAGGACGTCATGCGCGTCACCCTGAAGGTTCTCAACCGGGCGAAGGTGCTGACTCCGGTCGACACCGGCAACCTGCGGGCCTCGCACCAGATGCGCCTGACGTCCAGCTCGAACAAGGTGCAGGGCGAGGTGTTCACGAAGGTCAAGTACGCTTTGGCCATACACGAAGGCCGACGGGCCGTCGTGATCCGCCCGAACAAGAAGAAGGCCCTCAAGTTCACCTGGCACGGCGAGCAATTCGTGCGTAAGTCGGTGTTCCAGCCAGCCCGCAAGGGCCGCCCGTGGCTGCGAGACGCACTGCGCGAAGTCGCCGAAGGCGAAGGATACAAGATGGTCAGCGGGGCCGCCGCCGACGTGTGACGGCCCGGAGGAGGAGAAAAGATGCTTCGCACCATCCTGCGGGAGCGGTTGCCGCATCACCCGAAGCTCGGCCGCAACGTCAACCTGGACAGCAGGAGCTGGGCGTACGCGCTCCAGCCGAAGGCGACCCCGGTGCACAGCGTGCGGCACGAGTCGGCGATCGGCATCCTGAACCAGGGCAACATCGGCGCCTGCACCGGCAACGCCGCCGTAGCGTGCGCGTACCGGCTGCCGTTCTACGCGCCCGGCGCCCCTGCATGGTCGTTCAGCCCGGACGAGCCGGGTGCCCTGAACTGGTACCGCCGGAACACGCAGCTCGACCCGTTCCCCGGCACGTACGAGCCCGACGACACCGGCTCCGACGGTCTGACCGCATCCAAGGTGGCGGTCGAGGCGGGCATCATCGGCGGCTATCAGATGTCCGGTGACCTCGACAGCTCGCTTCAGGCGCTCATGGACCGCCCCGGGATCACCGGCCTGCCCTGGTACAACTCCATGTTCAGCCCGTCGGCGACCGGCCTGCTCACCGTGGACCGCTCCAGCGGTCTCGCGGGCGGCCACGAACTGTGTGTCGACGAGGTGGTGGTCACCGACAACGGCGTGATCGTGGGTGGCCCGAACTCGTGGGGTGTCGAGTGGGGCGCGCAGGGTCGCTGGTACCTGACGGCCGACGACTGGTGGTCGCTGCGCCAGGAGGGCGGCGACGTCTACTTCTGGACGGCGAAGTCGCAGCCCGCCCCGGCCCCGGCTCCGGCCGACGGGCCGTCGTGGGACGAGGAGGATCTGGACCTCTGGAACCAGACCGCCGCGTTCCGCGCCGCCCGGCACACTGGCGGGCCGCAGGCCGTCTCCAAGGCTCTGAAGGTGTGGGGCGCGCAGAAGGGTTTCCGCTGATGCCCGAGTTGACGGTGACGGTCCCGCTCGGGGGCCGCGACGTGGAGATGCGCAAGCCCGCTGATGGCGCGCTGGTGGTGCTGGCCCGGATCACCCGGACCCTGCCCGACAAGATCGAAAACGACGAGATGTCGGACGCTGCCAAGGAAAAGCTCGTCCGCAACCTGGGGACGCTCGGGCAAATCGTCGAGTCGATGATCGTCAAGGACGACGACCGGGACTGGCTGGACGACGTGATGATCAGCGGCGAAGTCCCGGCCGAGGACATCTTCGATGCGATCCGGGTCGCGGGTGAGAAGTTCGGCCTCATCGGCGCCCCGGCCGGTCCGGCGAAGAAGGCGGCGTCGGTCCGGCGGCGGGCTCGATAGGTGGCGGGTGATGCGCTCGCCGCGCTGAAGATCTGGGCTCTCGACGTGGACCTGGCGGGCGAGACGTTCACGGTGCCGCCCCGTCCGGCCGCTGAGTGGTTCGTGGCGATCCTCGACACTGAGACGCCGCTGCCGATCATTCCGGGGCTGATGGATGGCGACGCGGAGGAGCGCATCACCGACCTGCTGCTGTCCGGGCAGGTGGAGACCGACGAGATCGTGGCCCGCTGCCGGGAGTTGCTGACCGCTGCCGCCGGGCGCCCGTGGTGGGAGGCGGACCGGCTGATCCGGTCGTCGGCCGAGTCGTGGCAGATCATCGGCGGCGAGCTGACCCGTCTCGGGGTCGATCTGGACAAGGTGAGTCTCGCCGCCGCCCTGAACGCGATCTACGTCGTGTGCGTGCGCACGATGGACGAGAAGGAACGCAACAAGTTCGACATCGACCTGCGGTTGCCGCCGATCGGCGTTGAGGGCGTCACGACGGAGGAGATGTACGACGAGCAGGCGGCCACGGCGGCGTTTGCCGCCCTGATGGGCCAGGCTGTGCCGCCTGCGCCCGTAGGATCCTGACCATGGCAGCGGGCTCTCTCGGTAAGGCGTTCGTCCAGGTCTACGCGGACACGTCCAGGTTCTCGCCTGGGCTGAAGCAGAAGATCAAGGCTGCGCTGGATGAGAACACGAAGAACATCGACATGCCCGAGCTGGACAAGTCGATGGAGCGAGCGGGCGAGTCTGCGGGCGAGCACGTCGCGCAGGGCGTCGGGAAGACCGCGCCACCCGCAATGGAGAAGGAAGGCCGCAAGAGTGGCAACGCTTTCTCCAAGGGCCTGTCGACGATGGTCGGGGCGCTCGGCTCGCTGCTAATGCCAGCCCTGATCGCGTTCGGGGTCCAGGCTGCCGCCGCGCTTGTCCCGGCCGCCATCGCGCTCGGCGGCACTCTGCCCGCTGCGATCTTCTCGCTGATCGGCGTCATGGCGACGCTGAAGATGGCGACGAACGGTGTCGGGGACGCGCTGAAGTTCGCCTTCGATCCTGCGAAGTCGAAGCAGTTCGAGGAGGCGATGAAGAAGCTCGCCCCGGCGGCGCAGTCCTTCGTGCGCGAAATCCAGGCGCTTCGCCCTGCCTTCCACGATCTCCAGCAGGATGTGCAGCAGACCTTCTTCACGCAGCTCCAGGGTGTCCTGACGCGCGTTTCCGGCCAGCTCCTGCCGACCCTGCGGACCGGATTCCGCAACCTGGCCGCCGACATCGGGCGGATGGGCGCGACCGTCCTCAACGCTTTCGGCAGCAACCGAGGCAACATCGCCGCGATCTTCCACTCCGCGCACGAGGCGCTGATGCCGCTGATCCCGGCCGTCGGCAAGCTGGTGACGGCGTTCCTTCAGATCGCCGGGGCGGCCGGGCCGATGTTCCAGGCGCTGTCCGGCGGCTTCGCCCGGCTGCTGACCGACTTCTCGGACTTCATCGCGGGGGCGGCCGAGTCCGGGGCGCTGACCAACTTCTTCGGTGAGATGCTGGTCGTGTTGCGGCAGTTCGCGGGCCTTCTCGGCAGCGTTTTTGATCTTCTCGTGACGGTCATCGGGTCGCTCCAGGCGACCGGCGGCCAGGCCCTGGGGATCCTGGGCAGCTTGATCACCGCCCTCGACACGTTCCTGAACACCGACGCGGGGCAGACGATGCTGATCGCTGTCTTCACGCTGCTGAACACGGTGCTCGGCTCGCTGATGTCGATCGTCACGCCGCTGCTGCCGGTCATCGCCGAACTGGTGACGGCCATCGCGGGCGGCCTGACCGACGCCATCACTACGCTCACCCCGTACCTTCAGGACGCCGCCGAGTGGCTGGGCAAGCACCCCGACCTGCTGAAGGCCGCCGCTGCTGCGTGGGGCATCTACAAGGTGGCCCTGATGGCGGTGGCCTTCTATGAGGGCATCGTGGCCGCGATGAACCCGGTCACGTGGATCGTGCTGGCCATCGCTGCCATCGCCGCCGGGGCGTACCTGATTTACAAGAACTGGTCAGTCGTCGAGGACGCGCTGAAATCCGCGTGGGGCGCAATCTCCGACTTCTTCTCCGGGATCTGGCAGTGGATCCAGGGCGTCGGGACATCGATCGGGAACTGGTTCACGGTCACCCTGCCCAACTTCTTCGCCGCGATCCCCGGCGCGATCTGGGCCGCCCTGTCCGCGCTGCCCGGCATGCTGTGGAACCTGTTCCTGGGGGCGCTGAACCTCGCCGGTCAGGCCATCGGTACCGGGATCGGTCTGCTGATCGCTGCGATCGTGGTGCTCCCCGGGCTGATCTGGGACGGCATCAAGTCGATCGGGCAGATGTTCGTCGACCTGTGGAACCTGACGTTCGCGCTCGGCAGGGCCATCGTCGAGGCGGGCATCGCCGCGATCGTCTGGTACTTCACGGTGCTGCCCGGCCGGATCTGGTCCTTCTTGATGCGGCTGCCCGGCATCATCGGCGGTGCGTTCAAGACCGCGTGGGATTGGGCGAAGCGTGAGGTACGCGAGGGTGCGGAGGCGATCGTGTCGTACGTGATGCGGCTGCCCGGCCGGATCTCCGGGTTCATGCGCAACGTCGGTCACGACATCCTGTCCGGCCTGAAGTCCGGCATCAACTCGGTGATCTCCGGATTCAACTCCGGCATCAACCGGGTCGGCAACGCCATCCACATCGGCCTGCCGAACATTCCGCTGCTGGCGTCCGGCGGCCTGATCACCTCGCCGACCCTCGCCGTCGTCGGCGAGGCGGGCAAGGAAGCCGTCATCCCGATGTCGGACCCGGCGCGCGCGGCGGCGGTCGCGAAGTCGACCGGCCTGCTCGACATGCTCGGCTCGCGGGCCGGACATGCGGAGGCCCTGAACGTGAAGGTCTACCTGGGCACTCAGGAGATCACCGATATTCTCGACGCACGGGTTGATCGCAAGCTGAACGACCAGGCGAACGAGCTTGCCTACGGGACGAGGTGACGGGTGTCGACGATCACGGCGACCGCCGACAACACGAAGTCACAGGTTCGGCTCGACCTCGACTTCTCCGACATCGATGCGCCGTACGCGTACGTGCAGCGGGTCAACGCGACGACGGGGGAGAAGGTCGCGGTACGCGGCCACGGCTCGTCGACGACGATCTCCGGACTGGCGCACGCGCCGATGCAGGCCGGTTACAAGGCTGTCCTGTACGACACGGAGATGACTCTCGACCAGGGGTTCTACTACACGGTTACGGCGCCGTCGGTAACCCTCAACGTGACGTCGACGTTCAGCGCCGGGTACACCGAGCCGTGGTGGCCGACGTCGTCGGCGGTGACGGCCCGGGTTGCTTCGTTGCGCAACGGCACGTATTACATGGCGGTGATCGCGGACGGGGCGGCCACGCCGACGGTGCGGGCGGAGAACATCCCGGCCACGCCGGGCGCCTCGTTCACGCTGACGGCGAGCCTGTCCGCGTCGGTGGGGCAGTCCACGCTGATCGGCATGTCGTTTCGAGACGCGACCGGCTCGATTCTGTCGACCTCGTCGGCGACGGTGAGCGTCACCACGAGCCAGGCCACGTACACCGCGTCGGGCACCGCCCCGGCGGGCACGGTCAGCGTCCAGCCGATCTTGCAGATGACCGGCACCCCGTCGGCAGGTGTGACGCTTCAGGTTTTCTCGGTGGCGCTGACCAACGCGGCCGGGTCGGCGACGTCCGGCACGGTCACGGTCGCATCCAATGCCACCTGCTGGCTGAAGGACCCGCTGCGGCCGGGAAACAGCATCCGCGTCGACTTCTGCTTTGACCCGAACCCGCTGTGCACCCCGACTCAGGGCGTCTTCTTCCAGAGCATGGCGGAGATGGCTCGCGGCGCGAACGCGGCCAATTTCAACGTCAACAACCAGCAGCAGCCGGTGGTGACGGCGAAGACCCGCTCGGCGCCGACGTCGACGCTGACGCTGGTGTCGCGCACGTTCACGGACAAGGACCGGCTGAACACGATCCTCGACGCGGGTTCGCCGCTGCTGTTCCAGGTGCCGTCGGACTACGGCGTCCCGCAGATGTTCCTGTCGATCGCGGGAACCACCGAGTCCCGGGTCTTTCCGGACCACCGTTTCCCGATCCGGATCTTCCAGCTGCCTTTCGCGTCCGTGGCTTCGCCGGGCGGGCCGATGCAGGGAACGATCGGTGCCCGCTGGGCTGACACGTGCAACGTGTACGCGACGTGGGCGGCGGTGACGGCGGCCGGGCTGACGTGGACGCAGGTTCTGGACGGGGCGGCGGGCTGATGGTCTGGACGGGTGGTCTCGACGCGCAGTACCGGGACGCGCTGGCGCGTCCGCACAACGTCTACATGCGGGTGGATGTGCTGGACCGGCAGGGCAATGTGCTTCAGGCTGACCTGCCGTTCATCGACGGCAGCATTCGCGCGACCCTCAGCAGCCGCGTAGCGCGCACGATGAGCCTCACGGTGGACCGGTCGTGGTTCCCGGTTGCCAGCAACGGCACGATCGATCAGGGCGGGCTGCTGACCCCGTACGGCAACCGGCTGCGGGTGTACCGGGGCATCACATACGGGGACGGCTCGATCGCCCGGTTCCCGGTCTTCTTCGGCCGGATCGAGCAGGTCGGCATGGGCCGCAACGGGCAGGTGTCGGTCAGCGCGAACGACCTGGCCGCCGACATCGTCGACGCGCAGTTCGAGACGCCGCAGTCGTCGGTCACCACGAACACGATCTCGACGGAGTTCCGGCGCCTGGTGACGGACGCCCTGTCCGACGCCACGTTCGGCGCGTCCGACCTGACCGGCGTGAAGATCGCCCCGATCGCCTGGCAGAACGACCGGGCGCAGGCCCTCGACGACATGAGCGCCACCGTGGCCATGCTCTGGTATCCGCTGGCCGATGGCTCGTTCGTGCAGCGCCTCACCCCGTGGACGAAGCCGGGGCAGACAGCGAGCGTCACGCTCACCGACGGCACCGACGGCAGCCAGGGTGTCGTGTCGGACTGGAACGTGACGATCTCCCGGACGAACGTCTACAACTCGGTGGTCTTCACGTCGGAGCGGCAGGACGGCACGCCCCCGGTGTATGCGATCGTGCGGGACGTCACGCCGGGCAGCGTCACCTCGTACACCGGCAATTTCGGCCGCAAGCCGCTGCTGGTGCAAAACCAGGTGGCGCTGACGCAGACGCAGTGCCAGGCCGCCGCCTTGAACACGCTGAAGCAGGCGAAGGCGATTACGCAGGTGTGGGACTCGGTGACGATCGTTCCGGACGCGTCGCTGGAGCTGGGTGACCTCGTGAAGATCGACGCCGACGGGGTCGCGGATACGCAGGTCATTACCGGGTTCACTTTGCCGCTGCGCGAGACTGGCGACATGTCTTTGAGTATGAGGGCGTACGCCCCGGTGACCACGTGAGCGCGAGCACGCGCGGGGCCGCGCAGATCCAGAAGACCGCCGGGATTCCGAACGGCATGCGGACCGCGACGATTGCCGCCGTCAACGGTGGTGTCGTGACGATCTCGATCAACGGCGGGCAGTTCACGTCCGGTGTGGGCGTGCTGGAGTCGTACACCCCGGTCGTCGGGGACACGGTGGCCGTGTTCCGGCAGGACTCGTCGTGGCTGGTGCTCGGCTCGATCGCGGCGTCCCTGATCGCCACGCGGGGGCAGCTCACCGGAACGGTGCTCGTCTCGTTCACCGGCACGACCAACTCGACGGCTACGACGTTCGGCGGCACGTTCCCGACGGCCCCGGTGGTGACGACCAACATCGACGTCGCCACGAACGCAACTTTGCGGTGGTCGACCCGGGCCATCAGCGTCTCGACGACAGGCTTCACGGTCTACAGCTTCGCGTGCGACAACGTCTCGAATACGTGGTCCAACGTGGCCGTATCCTGGGTTGCCACCGCCCGGGCATGATCAAAAACGAAAGGGGGGATGGGCGTTGATCACCGGATACAACGACACGTTCGGCCGGACGGTGTCCAACGGGTTCGGCACCGCCACGTCCGGCCAGGCGTACACCGTCACCGGTACCGCGTCGCAGTACAGCGTCGGATCGAGCACGGCGAGCATCCTGCCGACCGCGACCGGCGAGCGGTACGGCTACGTCGACCGGCTCACCTCCGACATCGACATCACCGGGCAGGTCGCGCTGTCCGGCATCCCCGCGTCGAACCTGATGACCGTCGGGTTCATCGTGAAGCGCCTCGACGCAAACAACTACTACAACGCGACGATGATGGTCGCGACCGGCGGCGCGATCTCGCTGCGCTTCTCGAAGGTAGTTGCGGGTTCCCTGTCGACGATCACCACGGTCTCGACCGGCCTGACATACGTCGCGAACACGTACTACAACCTGCGGGTCGCGGCGTACTGGAGCAACGGGCTTCAGGCCGTCGTGTTGCAGAGCAAGTTGTGGGCGATCGGCGCGACGGAGCCGGGCGGCTGGATGGTCTCGACGACGGACACCGGGCTGACGCAGTACACGTCGGGGACGGGCGCTGGGCTGTTCGCGCGGGATGAGCAGGCGTCGCCGGGAACGATCACCGCCAAGATCCAAAACGTTGCGACGAGGACGTACGGCCTGCCGATTCCCGCGTCGACGGACACCATGTGCGCCGACCCGGCGTACGCCTACCCGAAGCAGACCGCGCTGCAATCGCTGGCGCAGGCCGCCGACACCGTGATGGTCGGTATCGAGTCGACGGCGTCACTCGTCTCCACGTTCCCGCGCGTGCGGGTCAGCTCCTCCAACTCGTCGATCAACTCGACCAGCTACATCGCGTCGTTCAGCGCCACGGAGTTCAACGTCGGCACAGGCACGAACCTGGGCCTCGACGCGCAGTCGCTGTACCTGCCGATCGGGATCTGGCTGGTCACGTTCGAGGTCGAGATGGCCAACTCCTCGCCGACCGACTACGGGGTCATGGGAATCAGCGGCGGCGCTGCGAACGTGTCGAACGTGTTCAACTTCCTGCGCATCCCGACGGGGCAGCTCAACGACGACGGTTCGGGCGGCACCGGCCACATCTCCACGGTCACGTATTCGACCGACCCGGCCGCCTATTCCAAGGTGCAGGCGTCGCTCACTCCGGGGAACAGTTCGGCGCCGTCGTACACGGTCAGGTACAGCGCTTTGAGCGCCTTCAAGATTTCGGATTACTTCCTATGAGCGGAACCACGACCAACGAGGGTTACCCGTATCCGGGAACGGCTGATTTCGCGGACGTTCAGGACGCCTTCCGGCTCGCCACGGCGGTCGATTCCGACCTGCGGACGGTGCAGTCGCCGTTGCGTGCGTTCATGGGGCGCCCGTCGTTCATCGGCAGGCAGACCGCGAACTCGGGGACGCAGAATACGGGCGCCGTGCAGATGACCATCGGGGCGATCGACTGGGACAACACGGGTGGCCTGGTGTTGGGCGCGTCGAACTGGGTACAGCCGGTGGCGCAGGGGCCGTCGTGGTGGCTGTTCGGCGGGACGCTGCTGGTCAACAACGCGGCGTCTGCGGTGCTCGGTGACATGACGATGGCGGAGATGAAGACGGGCTTCGCCGATCAGGTCACCGGGGTCATCTCGGAGACCATCCACTTCCAGCGCAACGACGACTCCAACACCAATGGTGAGTGGATCAACATCTACACGATGGCGCAGGTCTACAAGGGCTACGCGTCGATGGTGCTGAAGCTGAACGGAACGACCGCGAAAGGGATCGGTACCGGCTCGCGGATCTGGGGACTTTACATGGGGCCGGTGACCTGATGACGATGCGGCAAACGCCTTTCCAGCGGATCCGTTACCCGTGGACGACGGACACGGTGAACGTGGCCGACGTGCAGTCGATGGGCGCGGACATCGATCAGGCGCTCGTGCAGACCGCGACGATGGCGGCAAACTTCTCGCGTTTCTCGTCGGTGATTGCGAAGCGTTCCGGCTCGGCGCAGAGCGTCGCCAAGGGCACGCTGACGACGGTCTCTTTCGACTCGGTGCAGTACGACAACGGGGCGTCCAGCGCGACCGCCAACGGCTTGTGGTGGAACGCCGGTAACCCGACTCGTTTGACCGCTCCGGCGCCGTGCATCGTGATGGCGGTCGGCAACGCGATGATCAATTTCACGTCGTCCCCGGGCACCCCGGCGGTGGTGCAGGGAACGATCTCGATCAACGGCCAGAACGGCTCTCCGGGAGTGCAGGGCGGCAAGTACACGCCGGTCGTGAACGTCGGCGGGCAGAACTGGGTGCCGTCGATCCTGTCGATGTGGAAGATGGCCGCCGGGGATTACCTGGAGTGGAAAGTCTATTGGACCGGAACCCCTACAGGTCCTTTCAATTTGGACACGGGCTTCCCGGCGTCGCTTTCGGTGGCGGTGGTCGCGCTCCCATCTGTGCCGTGACCTTTCAGGTATTCATGAAACAATCTTGAGAGGTGGGGCACGGAAAGAACGGGGCACAAGTGATCAATGTCAATGCGGACAATCTGCCCTGGGTTCTGATCGGACTGCTGACCTCAGCAGTCCTCGCGGTGTTCTACGCGATGCTTCGGGGTGCGATCGTCCCGAGCCGGGTATCAGACCAGTTGCGGGAGAGTGCCGAGAAGCGCGCCGAGATAGCGGAGGCGGGGACGGCCGCGAATACTGACAGCGTCCGAACGCTCGTCAACTCGGTGGAGAAGCTTACGGTGCTCGCGGAAAATCAGGACAAGGTGCTGAGGGCTCTGCGCGACACGGCGCAGCAGCGAGCCCGGAACCGAGGTGGGTCGTGACGTGGTGGAAGCCATGGCGACACGCAGTGGAGGAGTCGCGCGAGGCCGTGAGGGCGGCCGAGCGACTTCGGGACAATGCGGAAGATCAGAACCGAAAGGTCACTGAGCAGGCAGTACGCGTGGACGCGGCAGCCGATTCCCTGCAAAGGTTGCGCCAGGAAAACCACTTCGGTCCCATGATCGAAAACATACTGCGGGGTTCAAAGTGACACCTATCGAGCTGGGAACTTGGGGGCTCTACCTGTCGGCGGTCATCGCAACGGTCGGCTTCCTGGGCTTCGCCTTCATGGCCCGCTTCTGGCGCTCGCAGGGCGGCTGGCACGTCTTCTGGTTCATGCTCGTCATCGCATGGGTGCTGGACCTGGCGTCCCTCTCACACTGGGGTGACCCCTGGTGGTTCCAGTGGCTGCGACTCGGCTCGTTCGCAATCGGGATGCCGATCGTGCTGGCCTGGCGGACCTGGCTGATCTTCAGCCTCCAGCTCCTGAACCGGCGGCAGGACAACCGGACGCGGGAGCGCGTACCGTGAAAGCTGACAGCCACATCGCAGGTAGCCATGTGGCAGGAGGAGCAGCATGACTGACGTGATGGAACCGGGCGGGCTGATAACGCTCGCCGACTTCACCCTGATCGGCGAGGATGCGCCCGGCGATGACATCGCCCGGTTCATCGTCGACGAGGAGCCCGACCACGACCCGTTCGCCGACTACGAGGGCGGCAAGCCGGTCGACCCGGACGAGGGCGACGAGCCGCGCTACGCGGCTGCCCTGTTCGGGATCCCGATGGGGGTCTCGGCGAAGCTGGCGCACAACCTCGCGGTGCGGCGGCAGCGGATCTGGGACTGCTACGGCTCGAAGGTGGTCATCGGCTGGATCGGCGACTCGTCGCACCAGCAGGAGTGCTCGGACCACAACATGGCAGCCGACGGCACGGTCCATGCGATCGACCCGATGCTGACCGGCAGCCGGGCGCAGGCGGTCGTGAACGAGTGCCTGGCGCACCACGACGACCTTCAGTATGTGATCCACAACCGGACGATCTGGTCGGCGTCGTACGGCTGGAAGGCGCGCAAGTACACCGGCTCGCCGCACGACGATCACGTGCATATCTCGGGCAAGCACGGCAGCAGCAACAAGAACGGTGCGACGTGCACCGGCTACGACAAGGCCGCTGAGGCGAAGACGCCGGTTTTCAACCCGTGCGCCACGCCGAAGCCGCCAGCGCCGACTCCGAAGCCGCCCGTCGTCAAGGTCGGCGACCCTGGTACGCGGGTGCTCCAGTACGTCAAGGGCAAGCCGTTGATGACCGGCAACGACGTGCGGTTCGTGCAGACGTTCATCGGGGCGGGCCGGACCGGTGGGATCGACGGCAAATTCGGTCCGCAGACGGCGGCAGCGGTCCGCTGGTACCGCAGCATGCGGGGCCTGAAGGTGGTCGGCGTCGTCGACGCGGCCACGTGGAAGCAGATGGGGGTGCAGTGGCGTGGGTGACTTCTTCCGGCGGTATCCGCTCTCGACGGTCATCGGCTGGGGCCTGACGGTCCTCGCGATCCTGACGGCCCTTCAGGGCGCGGGGATCCTGACGGGCCGGGTGGCCCATGTGGTGAACCTGATCGCGGCGATCGTGCAGATCGCGCTGACGACGATCGCCCGGCAGAAGGTGACGCCGGTAGCCAACCCGAAGGACGACTTGGGTCGGCAGCTCGTCCCGGTGCGGACGCCGCCGGTCGGCGGCCGGTAGCCGAAACGACAGAAGCCCCCGACCGTGATGGCCGGGGGCTTCTTCGTGTCCGTCAGTGCTCGCCGTCCTCGACGGCCATGGCAGCGATGCCGTCCTCCGGGTCGGTGCCGGGCGGCGGGATGAGGTAGCGCAGGCGCTTGCCGTCGACGTACTCCACGCCGTCGGATGTCCATCCGGCCGCGATCAGCGTGTTCACGACGTCGTCGAGGTTTCCGTCTCCGGTGATGACCGCGTCGACTTTGCGGCAGCCCTTCAGGTGGTCGACAAGTTCGGCAGCGCCCATAGCGTGTCCTCCTCGTTTTTGATCTTGTAATCCAGCTCGAAGAACGGCGTCATGTTGCCCTCGTCGAACCAGAGGTAGCCTGCATCGTCGGTGAGGAACCACCAGCCGCGCCCGTTCACGGTGTAGAGCTTCGCGGGCACGGCGTGCGGGTTGACCCCGGCGCGGCGCTCGATGACCCAGCCGAGCCGGATGGAGCCGGGCGCGTCGTTGAGCGTCTGGTCGTGGCAGATGCGGCACAGCATGAGCAGGTTGCGCACGTCGTTAGAGACCGCGATGGCAGCCCCGTGAACGCCTCCAGAACCGCGCGTCATGCGGTGGTGCGGGTCAAGCCGCCCGGGAAGGCCGCAGCCCTCGCAAAATCCGTTACTTCTCGCCTGAGCGAGGGCTTTGGCCTTCTCGAAGGCGCGCTCGGCGGCGCTCACCACCGGGACGCGACCCAGTAGACGGCGACCCCGACCGCGACGATGTAGGCGAAGGTCAAGAGGAACCGCAGGAAGTCGGCCATCAGGATTCCTCGGCGTCCGGGTCGGGGCAGTCGTCGGCAACCGAGCAGTAGACCAGGGGGCCGGGGTCTTCATAGTGGCCGGGGCATCCCGGGTGGATACCCGTGTCGTACAGGCTGCGGTGGTCGGCGAGGTCGGCCGGGGTCATCAGGCCGTGGGTCGTGTAGGTCATGCCTTCTCCCTGATCTCGATCGAGACGGTCTGGATGCCGTCGGAGAGCCACGAGGCACCCTCGCTGGCGATCCACGACTTCACCTCTTCGTATCCGGCTTCGTCCAGGGCCGCGCGCAGCGCCTCGACGTCGGCGGGCTCCAGCGCGCGGCCCTGCCCTCCGATGTTGATGACCCTGCTGCGCTCCCAGCAGCGGAGGACCGTTCCGTCGGGCAGTTTGGCAGCGAGTCGTGTGGTCAGGGATTCCATGTCGCCTCCTCGGTCTCTGTCTGCTCTCAGCATACACCATGAAGCCAGAGAAGCCCCCACCCAGTTGTGCACACCAGGTGGGGGCTTCGCCCGAATCGAACGGGCGCGGGACCGGACCGCTCAGATCTTCAGCAGGGGCAGTGCTTCGTGCGGGAGTGTCCCGCGTTCGGCCAATGGCCGGTGGCCCGCTTCTCCAGGTTGGCGCAGTGCCCGTCCAGCTTGTCGCCGTGGATGTACTTGCCGAGATGCGTCTTGCACCGGCAGAACGCGCACGGCTCGGACCAGCGGATCTTGGCCGCGCCCTCACCTTCGGTCCAGTACGCGTCGAGCTTCGCCGCGCCCGCCGCGCCCTTCGGGGTGACGGCTGCGCGGAGCGCGTATCCGAGATCGGCGGCGAACGCGGCGAGCTTCATGCGGTCAGATTACGCCTACAGCCCGGCCTTCTTCACGCCGTACGCGGCCTGCTCGGAGGTGAAACCCTCGTACTTGAGCTGCGACGTCAGACCCGACTTGGAGAACGCCTGCATGTCGAGGTAATTCGCAGCGGTCTTCGCTGCCTGCTCGTTCCAGTCGACGTGCAGCGAGTCGACGGCGGCGGTGGCTGCTTTCACGCTGTAACCCTCGTACTTGAGCTGCGAGATGAGGCCCTTGCGGGAGAAGGACTGCGTTTCCAAGTAGTCCTGCGCGGAGCGGGTGGCGTTGCTCTGCTCGGCGCTGACGGGCTTCTGTGCGGGCAGGCCGTTCGTGTCCGGCTGGGACGGGGTGGTCGGGGATGCCGACGACGCGGGGGTGGTGGGTGCTGGGCTGGACGGCTTGACGGTCGGCCGGGTGGTAGCCGGGACCGGCGACGGGCCGGGCTTCGGGGATCCATCGCCGCAGGCGATGACTCCGGCGATGCCGACGGTCGCGGCGAGGCTGGCCAGTGCGAAACGAACCTTGCTCATGTCTCCTCCAAGATCAAAAACGATGTGGGGACGCCGCCGGGGCTGCACCGTTGCAGCCCCGGCGGGTGGTTCAGTTGCAGCCGCAGACGTTGCTGGTCGCGGGGATCTGGAAGCAGTGCGGGCACCGGTCGCGCTTCGTCTTGCCGCGCGGCATGACCTTGGCTTCCGGGTCGGGGGTCGAGGCGCTGCCGCGCACCGTGCCATGCGTCTGCGCGACGTCGCCGCAGCAGTCGACAGCAATCCAGCCGTTCCCGTCGTGGGTGATCTCCGTACCGGCGGGATAATCCTCGCCGCATCCGGCGCAGCGACCGGCATGTCCGGCGGGGATCACAGCGCCTCCTCCAACGGCTGCGCGGGGACAGGGAACTCGGGGATCCCCATCTCCCGGGCGGTGTCGTTGACCATCTTGCGGATGTCCTGCGGGTGGAAGCGGGTCCAGCACCGGTCGTCCGTGCTCTCGCCCCGGTGCTCCATCACGAGGTGGTTGTCGCGAGCCCCGTTGATCCAGTCGTCCAGGACTCCCAGGAACGCCGAGAGGGCCTGACGGTGCCCGAGCGCCACGGCGTCCGGCATACGGGCCGCCAGCACCTCCTCAGCGGTCCGCGCGGGCTGCTCGTCGCGGGTGACCGCCAGCAGCGGCGCCAGGATCACGTCGACCTCTTGCCGCTTCGCCTCGACCTTGTCGGCGATGACGTCGACCGCCGCTTTCCGCGAGTAGTCGCGCCTGCCGGTGCTGCCCTCGACGACGGTGGTTTCCGGGCCGACCGGCAGGCGGTCGCGGATCTGCGTCAGCATCCGCATGATGCCGTCGTACTGCCCCCCGTTCACCGGCCCTCCCCCGGCCCCGCGCCGTACGACGGGCCGGTGCTGCCCGGCTCGTCGTCGTGCACCCAGACGGATGCGGGCCTGGCCGGGGCCTCCAGCATCCCGGCGAAGCCGTGCGCGAGCTGCGTCATGTGCGCGACGCCCTCTTTCGTCGTCGTCACGGTCACGTACGGGTCGCCCTGCTGAACCTCGATGAAGTCCAGCGCCTCCCCGGTCTCCGGGTCGACGCCGGGCTCACCGATCATGCCGACCGCTGCCGAGTGGTCGGTGAGCTTCTTCAGGAACGCGGGGTTGATCGCCTGCACGATCGCCTCCGGGTACTTCGCGAGGCACCAGCGCAGCGCCGCCGCCGCGTCGGTGACCTTCGCAGTCTTGCGCCCCTTGCTGAGGCTGACGGCGCCGATCTTCTCGCCTGACGGCAGGTACGCGCCGACTCGCTCGGCTTTCGCGCTCTGAAGGTCCGCCAGGGCGGCCCGCCGCAGGTGCTCCTCCATCGGCTTGAGCGCCTTCACGTAGGTCTGGAGCGCGGTCAGCTTCTCGGCGTTCGTCAGCCCGTCGGTCGGGGCGCCGTGGTGCACGGCGCCCGTCGTCTGTTCGGTCATTGCGGCTCCTCCTGGGTGGGTTTGCATGCACGCTTTGTGCGCTTGATTCCGCCTGCCCCGGCGTGCAGGTTGGTCGGCTTGCCGGGGCTGGAAGGGACGGTGAGTTGCGCGTGCCCGCAGGGGCAGCGCCAGATCATGTGCTTGCGGTGGCGGACGAGAGTGAAGCCGTTCTCCTCGAACAGCTTCACCAGCGCTTTGAGGTCCTTCACTGCTGCGGGTGCTTGTCGTTCGCCGATTCGGCCAGGGCCGCGTCATCGACCGGGGCGTCCCAGCTTTCGGCCGCCGCCTGCTGCATGGCCTGCGCGTTGTCGGACTCTGCGATCACGGCCTGCTTGCGGGCGTCGCGCTGCTCGGTGAGCCATTCGCCAAGCGTCGACTTCGGGGATACCTGCGTCTTCAGCAGGCCGCGCTTGTCGCCGAACTCGCGAATCCATGCCAGGCCCTCGATGGCGGTCGAGTCGTCTAGGGCGAGGTGCGCCAGGCGGACCGCAAGGCGAGTGGTCGCGCTAACCGGCTCGACGCCTTCCTCCGTGAGCGCCTTGACCTTGCGGCTGTGCAGATCTTTGGAAGCCATCCAGTCATAGAGCGCACCGGCCTTTTCGAGGTCCAGTGAGTCCAGCTTCGTGTGCTGCTCCAGCACTTCCGCGTCGGTCCAGACCTTCTCGGGCTTCGGTCCGGCCGGGCTGGTCGGCGCGTTCTGCTGGCGCTGCTGGGGCCGTTCCTTCGACAGCTGCTGGAACTCCTCCGGGCTGACGGTGCCCCGGCCCTCGCGGGCGCTCTGCTGGGCCTTGGCGCCGTCGTCGTCTTCACCGCCGGGAAACGTGCCGGTAAGCGCAAGAGTCAGGTACCGACGGCCGTACGTCATCGCGGAGCCGATGTCCTGGGGACCGGCCTGCCGGGGGTTGGGGAGCGGCCAGTGCCCGACCTCGCGCTCCCCACCCTCGTGCAGGAGAGCCACCTCCAGCATGAACCCGCCGTCGGTGACGGTGGTCTTCGACGTGACGGACAGGCCGTGCGCGCCGAGCGCGGGGAGCACGGTCTCGACGACCTCGTCCAGCCCGGCGTACCCGTAGGAGTAGTTCACCCGTCCGCCGCTCTTGCTCTCCCCGGTGACCTTGGCGGTCTCCGTCTTGCGGAGTTTCGGCAGCTCGGCCTGCATTGCGGCAAGGGCGGCGGCGAGGGTTTCGTGCTCGGGCATTTGCTGTACCTCCGTAGTTGACTGTCTGCCCAAAGCATACACCATCACCGCCGCCGCGCAACGCCCCGGTCAGTACGCCCGCCTGCGCCCCTTGCGAGACGTCACGTGCCAGTGCTCCCCGATCGCCGGGGCCGAGAGCTGGCACCGGTACGCCGACCCGCCGACCGTCTCCGCGACCCGCTCGGCCAGCGCCCGGCTCGGCCACGCGACTTTTGTGCCGCCGCCGTGGCGCTCCCTGGCCCGCTGGACGCAGCGCGGAAGCTGCGGCGCCAACTCGGCGATGTGTGCTCGCGTGAGCATCTGCCCGGCCGCGCCCCGCAGCCTTGCGGGCAAGCCGACCAGCTCCGTGCCGATCTTCTTCGCCGAATATGCCCACCAGCCCGGCTCAACCTGGCGGCCCGTCACCCGGTAGCGCCGCTTCGCGCCGTTCGCATGCAGCTCGGCAACCTCAGCCATAGCCCGCCGCCAGGACTCGCCCGGCCCGAGCCGCCCATGCTCCCCGACAGCAGTCACCGGCACGGCCCGCCCGGGTGTTCCGGGTTGAGCGCGTCATCCCCGACGTACGCAGCACCGCAGAACGCGCACCGGCCGAGAGGCGCATCTTCCGGCGTGCCCCGCCATTCCGGGCACCCGATGATGTGCAGCCCCGAATCGTGCGGGCCGTTCGTCCGGCAGTCGGCGATACGGGCCGCCCACACCACCTCTGCCGGGTCCGGGTCGGCCGGGCGCGGCCGGTAGTGCGGATTCGGCTCGCCGCCGTCGGCCGCCCGGTACGCGCGCTGCTCCCGCTCCCACGCCACCTGCCGGGGAAACAGCACCTCGCGGCCCACGTCCGGCAGGGTCGCCCGCAACTGCATCAGCAGGTCCAGCACCTCCGGCGACACGTCGTCGGCCGTCAGCCGCGCACCGTGCTCGATCTCCGGCAGCGGGTCATCCTTCGGGACGCCGTACTGGCCCGGTGCCCACTTGCGGGCCGCCTTCTCCCGCTCCCGGCGGATCTCGCCGACCAGGCGAACGATGTGGGCGGGCATGATCCAAGCCGACTCGGCGAGGTAGTGCCGACGGATGGCCTCCATCACGTCGTCGGCGTCCAGCTCGGACAGGATGGCGTGCCAGGCGCGGACGTTCGCCTCACCGACAGTCCGGTTGTCGAACGCCTGCGCCAGGGCCAGGGCGTTACTGGTCTGCATGATGTTCATGCGGTCTCCTCCATCTGCTGCTGCAAGCGGCGTCCCAGTTCCAGCGTCTGGGCCACCTTCTGGTCGGTGGTGCTGGGCTTGTGCGCGCCGGACGGGGCGGCGTAAAGGCCGCTGACGGGTGCCAGAGAGTTGCCGGGCGGGGCACTCACGGGGCGGCTGTAGCCGTTGCGCTGGGCGGCGTTACGCATCCAGTTGCGCCACGTCGCAACCCAGTCCAGTTTCACGCCCTTCTGCCCGGGTGCGGCCCGGAAGAAGTCCATGAACTTGTCGTGCTCGGTCCGGCCGTGAATCAGCTTGTCCAGACCCTCGGCGACGAACCACGCCTTCATCTCGTCGGTCGGCTCGAAGTCGTCGGGGACACGAGTTCCGCGCTTCGTTGTAGAAGACGAAGTCTTCTTGTTCTTCTTCTGGTCTTCTTCTGTAGAACGAGGGGGCGAAAATCGCCCCCTCGGGTCGCCCTGTCCCTGACCTGCGGAAACGCTGTCTTCGGGGAAGAGTTCTTCCTGGTCAGACCGAAGGGGCGATTTTCCGCCGTTCCCGAAGGGGCGATTTTCGCCCTCTCGGGGGTCGGTCAGCACGTAGGTGACCGACGATCCGCCGGTCACGATGGCCTGCCGCTCGCGCTTCAGGTAGCCGGTCTCTTCGAGGGCGCGGGTCATGCTCCGCACCTGACTCCGGCCGCCCTGTCCGGCGGCGATGATCGAGTCTTCGGTGATCCGGAAACCGTCGGCGTGGCTGGCGATCCAGGCGAGCAGTCCACGGGCCGCCCACGGCAGCCGCTCGTCGCGGATCCAGTCGTTGGACAGCATCGTGAAGTGGTCGGTGGGGAGCGGCCCACGCCGGATGGTGATGCTCAAATCGGTGCCTCATTTGAACAGGGCACCCTGCGGAGTTGCCGCGCTTGTATGGCGTCGGTAGACTCCGGGGTGCGATTGGTGGTCGCGTGCTTCATCGAACGCCCCGGGCTTAGCGGACCGGGGCGTTTTTCGTGCTCGGAGTGCCTATTCTGTGCCGTCAGGCGGCGGGTGACAACTCCTCGTCCGGCGGCACGTCGTACCAGACGCGACCGGTCGGGACGGCGAACTTTTCCCGGACGGTCGCGGCGTACCACAGCGGTTCGCGGATCTCCGGGAAGTCGACGGGCGGCAGCAGCTTGCGCTGTGCCCACTGCTGCGGGGTGAGCCTGCCGACTCCCATGTGCCGGGCGATTCCGGCGAGGTCGACGACGGGCCGGGTCTTCGCCAGGTCGGACCGGTTGGCGACGATGAACGAGTGCAGGCGGTCGATCTTCTCCTGGCTCTCCCGGGTGGCGCGTTCCAGCTTCGTGTTCAGTAGCGCTATCTCGTCGGCCTGCTTCTGGAGCTGCTGCTGCGCCTCCTGCCAGAGCGTCTTGTAGCTGGTGCTCATGTGGGTGTCCTTCGGGGGTTGAGCCGGGCTTTCTGTTAGCGGAGAGCATACAGCACGGGTTGCCCCCTGCTGTAGGGGTCAAGATCGCTTGATGTACTCTGTACTCCGACGGTTGACAACGCCGACCGAGAAGCGCACAGTGTGGGAATCCGACCCCTCGACGAGGAGCCCCCACATGAGCAGCCCGTTCGTCACCGCAACCGTCGCCACCGCCATAACCGCCCTGCTCCTGATAGCCGTCGCCGCATGGATACTGCTGCGCAGCATCCCGACCGGCGACGACGAGGAGCCCATCACCGCGATGGGAGCCGCCCACATGGTCGAATCCGAACCGCACCGCCACGTCGGCAAGCACCGCTTCGGCGCCGTTGCCAAGCCGTACCGGCCGCGCACCGCCCGGCCGCTGATCACCCCGGAAGACCGGACGTTCCTGGAAGCCGTCGCCGCGCAGCCCGTTGTCGACAGCCCCGACCCGTTCGCCGCCCCGACCCCGGCCACCCCCGACGAGTGGTTCGGTGTCCCCGGCGACGACACCCGCCAGCTCGACGCCGTGCAGTGAAAACCCTCAAAGACCTGCTGACGAAGGAGCCGCGAGTGACCACCCCTGAGACCGCCATCAGCCTCGACGACGTCCACGGGCCGTACGCCCGGACGGACGTCGGCCTGGCCGCGCAGGTTGGCCTGACCGACAGCATCGAAGCGAACGGCCTCCAGTCGCCGATCACCGTATGGACTGACGGGACTCTCGTGTCCGGCCGACGGCGGCTGCACGCCTACCACCGGCTCGCCGAGCGTCCCGGTGGTGAGAAGTACCGGACCATTCCGGCCGTCACCGTCGGCACCATCGAAGACGCCGCGAAGCGCATGCTCGCCGACAACAGCAACGAAACGCACGCGCTGCCGATGAAGCCGTCGGAGATCTGCCGCTGGTGGGACTTGATGCGCCAGCTCGACGCCCCCGCCGCCGCCGCGCGCCTCTACGCCGCCCGGCAGCAGGGCGTGAAGCTGCGCAAGCAGACGTTGCAGGGCAAGCGCAGCCCCGGCCGTAACCGTGACCTCGGCAAGGGCGAGGAGTACCTGCTCTACGTGCTCGCCGAGCCTTTCGGCATGTCGGAGCCCACCGCGTCCCGGCTGTACGCGCTGCACAAAGTGGCCGCAAGCGACAAGGTGACCGACGAGCGCCGCCAGGCCGCCCTGGACCGGCTCGCCGCCCTGGACCGGGGCGAGATGAGCATCTGGAAGGCATACGCCGATCAGGTGGCCAGCAACCCGAAGAAGCCCGCGCCGACGTTCGGTGCCGCTGCGCAGCTCGCCGCCGAACCGGCGCCCGCCGCGAAGCAGCTCGCCGCGTGGGCGCGCTCCCTGCCGCAGATGGAGGGCCTGACGTTGGGCCTCGCCGAGCTGGGCAACCCGAACTCCGGACTGACCTGGGAGCAGGTCGGGCCGGTGCACGCGCGGCTGATGAAGATCCGCCGCGACCTGGAAAAGATCATCAAGGGAATGAAGGAGACCGCACAGTCATGACCGACCCCACCACCACCGGCCGCCCCGGGATCACGCATCGCATCGTGGAGCGCAAGGTCGGGGACCTGTCCGTCGACCCGAAGGTCCAGCGCGGCGTGAAGACCGCCCGCATCAACAAGATCGCCGGGGACTTCGACCCCGCCGCCCTGGGTGTCCTGACCACCTCGTACCGCACGCCCGAGCTGATCCACATCGTCGACGGTCAGCACCGGTACCGCGCCGCCGAGATGGCTGCGTACACCGGCCCGCTCGTCACCATGCAGTACGAGGGCTTGAGCCTCGCCGAAGAGGCCGCCCTGTTCCGCAAGCTGAACCAGACGGAGAAGGTCAGCGCCGTCGATCAGCACCTCGTCGCCTGCATCGAGGGTCAGCCGCAGGCCGTGCGCATCGCGAAGGTCCTCAAAGACAACGGCTGGTCGGTGTCCAGCGCGGGAGGAGACCACCGCCTCTCCGCGATCCGTGCCCTGGAGCGCGCCGACACCATCGACCCGACCGCTGCCGCCCTGGCGGTCAACGTCCTCACCGCCGCATTCGGGCACATCGGGTCGGCCGTCAACGGCAGCCTGATCGAGGGCCTGACGAAGGTTCTGGCCAGGAACGGTGAAGCCGTCAACGTCGAGGATCTGGCGCGGCGCCTCGCCACGTTCCCCGGCGGCGCGGACGGCCTCTTGGGGCACGCTCGCGGGCAGGCCGTGACCCACACCGGCAACCTGTCGCAGCAGGTCGCCAGGATCGTCGTCGGCATCTACAACCAGCGCCGCCGCACCACCGCGCTGCCCGAGTGGAAATGACCGGACGTCGCCGTAACGAGCCCCCGCCCCCTCCGAAGCCGGAAGGGGCGGGGGCTCCCGCGTCCGGGGTGTGGCTCGTCCGGGGCGGTCCGGCCGGTCCCGCTGGCGTCGTCTGGCTTGTCCGGCCGATGCCCGCCGATCAGTGGCCGCCGAACTGGGATGAGCCGCGCAACGACACCTTCCGGTGGCTGGTGCGCTCGCACTGCGGGCACCCGGGCGGTTCGCAGCTCTGGGCGTTCGTGCACGAGTGCGACGCCCGCGCGTACGAGACCGTGTTCCGCGACAACCCGTGCTACCACACCCGCTGCCAGAAGTACCTGACCAAGATCAAAAACGAGGGGGAGACGCAATGACTAAGGGAGAATGGGCGCTCCTGATGCGCGCAGCCCGCGCCCACGCCTACCTGCATGAACACCGCACCCGGGTCCGGTCGATGCGGCTGATGACCCCGCAGGCGCAGGAGCGCTACGGCACCTGCTGGGTCTACGCCATCGACTGTCCGGCCCGCGCCCGCGACTTCATGCGGGGGCACTGATGCCGGGTAAGCCTCCGGACTACACCGCCTATGACGAAGTGGTGGTTCAGCGGCTGATGGCCGACCGCTTCCCCGGGGAAGCCATCAGTGCTGCCGATGCCGCTGAAGCCACCCGCCGACTCGCCCGGCGCAGTTACTCCGACGGTCAGATCGCCTACCGGCTCGGCATGCACCGCCGTTCGGTCATCCGCATCCGTGCCCGGCACGGCATCCCCGCCGGTCTCCCCGTTGGCTCCAACCGCCACGACCGGCCCCACGACGTCCCGACCCGCTCCCGGAAGAGGGGATGACCATGGCGAACTGGGCGTGGCCACACACGCCGTCCAGCAACCTCGCCCGGCTGCTGCTGTGCGACGGGGAGCCCGCTGACGGCGGCGTGGAGGCTGGATTCGTGCCGCCGGACACCGCCGCACCCCTCCAGATCGTCTGGACGTTCTGGAGGCCGTGGGGCTTCGACGCGCGGCTCTACGAGTGGCAGGGCGAGACGACGTTCGAGCGGGGCCGCACCGACGCGCTGATCTACCGGCCGACCGGCCGCCGTCTGACCGCCGACGAGATCCCGCCCGCCGTTGCTGAAGCCGCCGACCTGTGGGCCGACGGTGCCGAACTGATCCAGCGCCTCGCCGCCCGGCTCTGACCAAGATCAAAAACGAGGAGAAAAGATGCGCTCCAAGCTGCTAGTCGACGCCTACGCCGACCGGTACGAAGCTGCCATCCGGCTCGAACGGATCCGGCAGACCGTCCGCGAATACCTGCGCTACGGCGTCCCCGTCACCGCCCCCCACTTCGAGGAGATGGAACGGGCTAACGCCGAATACGACGCGGCCACGAAAACCGCCGATTACGTAGAGCAGATCCGCCGCGAGATGCCGACCCGCATCACGCCCGATCAGCGGTACGTCGTGGAGTGGCGGGCCTGACCCGTATCCTGGGCGGCGTAGGAGGAGATCACATGCCACGCCGCCCATCCCGCAAGGGAAGCAACGACCACACCCGCGCGCCCGAAGTCCTGGAAGCCATGGGTGGGCGCAAGATGCTCGAACTTGCCCCCGGCCTCGACGCCTGGGACCACCAGCCCGGCGAGACCGAACGCAACTACGGCCTGTTCCAGATGTACCGCGACCACGGGCGCCTCCGCTCCGTCGCGCAGCTCGCCGGGATGCACCCCGTCGTCACCTACCGGTCGATGTCGCGGGTCTCCCAGTACAACCGGTGGGCTGAACGCGCCGCCCTGTGGGACGCCGAGCAGGACCGCATCACCGCCATCCGCCTCCAAGACGCCCGTGAGGAGATGGCCAGGCGGCACGCCAAGGCAGCCGGTCTGCTCATGCAGAAAGCCCTCGCCCGGCTGGAAACCCTCGACATCAACTCGATCAGCCCGCACGCGCTCGTCTTGATGCTCGACACCGCCGCGAAGATCGAACGCGCCGCCCTGGGCCTGGAGACCCTGAACAAGGGCGCCTCGTCCGCGCAGACGACCGTCACCGTCGCCGCGAGCACGAAGACCAGTGCTGCCGGGGATCCTGAGATGCGTGTTGAGGTCGGCGTCCAGCACGACCGGATCATGAAGACCCTCGACGCCATGGTGGAGCGCATGAGCCCGGAGCAGATCGCAGCCGGGTACGAGGAACTGACGGCGGGCACCGAAGAGGTCGCCGCCGAATTGAACGCCGCTCTTCCTGCACCTCCTCCGCAGTGAGGGCGAGCGCGGCCGGGGGTCGCCCGATAGCCGGGCGGCCGGGCGATCCCCGGGCACCGCGTTCGCGCAGGTGCTGGCCTATCCCGGATAGTTTTTGATCATGGGCCTTTCCGCTGCACAGAAGCTCGCGCTGCTCCCCGAGAAGCTGCGCCGCGCCTGGCTGGCCGAGCAGGACCGCCGCACCCTCGACGAGATCGAGAAAGGCGCCTGGTGGTGGGTAGGGCGCCCGGAGCAGTTCAAGCCGCCCGGTGACTGGCTGGTGTGGCTGATCCGGTCCGGCCGTGGCTGGGGCAAGACCCGCACCGGGGCCGAGTACCTGCTGGAGCAGGTTTTCAAGCACCCCGTCGACGCGTTCGGGCAGCGCACCGAGTGGCTGGTGATCGCCGAGACGCTGAACGACTGCCGCACCGCGTGCATCGAGGGCAACTCGGGCATCCTGTCGATCCTGCACCGGATGGGGCTGAAGAAGGGCGTCGACTACCAGTACCGCAAAAGTCCGAAGCTGATGATCGAGTTCACCTCCGGGCAGCTCATCTACTTCGAGGGCGCCGACAACGCCGACGTCGGCCGTGGCTACAACGCTGCCGGGCTGTGGGCCGACGAGCTGGCGAAGTGGCGCTACACGTACGCCGCCTGGTACGAGGGCATCCTGCCGTCGATGCGCGCCCCGCTGATCAACGACCACCCGCGCGCCGTCGTCACCACCACCCCGAAGCCGATCAAGCTGCTGATCGAGTGGCAGCATAAGACCGACGGCACCGTGGTCATCACGACCGGCTCGATCTTTGACAACATCATGAACCTGTCGAAGCACGTCGTCGACGAACTGAAGAAGCTGTACGAGGGCACCCGCGCCGGACTTCAGGAGCTGTACGGGCACCTGCTCGAAGAGATCGAGGGCGCCCTGTGGAACCGGCCCATGATCGAAAACAATCGGGTAAAGCCCGCCGACCTGCCACAACTCAAGCAGACCGTGATCTCCATGGACCCCGGCGCCACCGGCACCGGAGACGAAACCGGCCTGCTCGCCGTCGCCCGGGGATACGACGGCAACGACTACGTCCTGGCCGACTGGACGAAGAAGATCGCCGGTAACGGCGCCGCCCGCCTCGCCTGGGAGATGTTCCGCCGCTACAAAGCGACGTGGCTGGTCATCGAAACGAACATGGGCAAGAAGTGGCTGATGCAGGTCATGGTCGACGCGTACGTGGAGATGCGTAACGAGGGCCTGTTCGACGCCGACAGCAACCCGCCGATCAAAGAGGTGACCAGCCTCGCCGGTAAGCGCCTGCGCGCCGAGCCGATCGCTGCCCGATATGAGCAGCACCGCGTGAAGCACGCCGGGACGTTCATCGAGCTGGAAGACCAGATGTGCACGTGGATTCCTGGCGAGGCCGCCAGCCCCGACCGGATCGATGCGCTGGTGCAGGCCGGTCTGTTTCTGATGGGCAAGGAGGGCAAGCTGGTGAAAGTGTCTGCGCCGCCGCTGGACTCGTTCATGCCGGTGTCCGCGCCGTACTAAGCTGGTGCCGCCAGGATGGCCGCCCCTGGGGGCTGCTGTGCTTGTGGTTCCAACGGGTCAATCGCGGCAGTGCCGCGACCTTCAGGGCGCCCCGACTACCCCGCACTGTCGCGGGGCTCGGGGCGTTTCCCGTTGGCGATCATCGATCCTCATGGTGTATGCTGTGAGTAGACAGACACCGACGGAGGAGACGAGATGACGAAGAAGACGAAGCACCTGGGCCGCGAATCCGGCACTGGCGGCGGCAGCGACCGCTACCTGTCCCCGCAGCGCCCGTACACCGGAGACGGCCGGACCCGGCGCAGCACGTTCGACAAGATCGTGGCCGTTTTCCGGAAGCCGAACGGCAAGAAGTCGTAACCGCACAGCAAGAGGCCCGGCACCCGCGAAAGGTGCCGGGCCTCTTCGCATTCCCGGGTGGTCAACCCGCCTGCCGCCCACACTGCCCTGCCAGGTTACCGCGACCGCCCGTGCAGCACCCGCCGCAACCGCTTCATCCGCTCGCTGCGCACCCGCTCCAGCTCCTCGATGAGCGCGGACACGGCCCCGCAGTCCAGGCTTTCCAGCGCTTCGATGGTCGCCACGCGCTCCGCGTAGGGCAGCTCTGTCCGGCACAGCGAAGCCGCGTACGACTTCTGCCGCTCGGTGGGCACGATTCGCCAGCCGTTCACGTGCGGCCGGTCGATGACGTCCCGTTCCAGTTCCTGCGTGCTCATGGCGCCCTCGCTCCTTCGGGGGTTGTCTATGTCCAGGGTCCCACCGGCGTGCGATAACGCAACCCCAAAACACTCCTCGTACATCAAGGGTTGACAACGATCCGAGCGGGCTGTACGTTGTAAGTAGACAGCACGGAGGAGGGCACAACATGAGCAAGACCACCGCCGGGAAGATCGGCGACGCGGGCCAGAAGTACATCGGCAAGACCGTCGAGTTCCACGACTTCCACGGCCGCACCGTCAAGGGCGTGCTGGAGCAGGCCACCGCGCCGAGCACCGCGATGTACGCCACCCTGAAGGTGGTCGACGGACGCGACTGCGGCGTCTTCCGCAACACCCCGGTCACGGTGATCGACTGATGGACGCCGGAACCGCAGACGCCATCAACCGCCGCGACGTGACGCTCATCTGCGCCCGCCTCGACGCCCTCGACCTGCCGAAGTACAACGACCTGCGCAACGACTGCGACTGCGTGCACTGCGCCCCGTTCCTCGACGCCCGGCACGGCAACGGCTGCGTCGCTCACCACTGCAAGGGCACGTGCGTTACGCCGCGCTACCCCTGGTACCGCACCGCCGCCGCCGACATCATGCTCCGCGAGGACGACGGCACCCGCTCCGACCGTGCCTGGTGGGTCGGCGTGTGGGCACAGGGAATCCCCGGCATCGCGTTCGACGGCTGCCCCGCCGACTGCGACTGGGACAACCTCTTCCAGCACTTCCGGGACGCCATCGCGGCCCGGAGAGACCCGAAAATCCCACACGGGAAGGTCGGTTACGGACCCCTGGCCGAAGTGGTGTAGGGTCTCGGTAGACGGCGGGGGCCGGGAGGTCCAAAACCTCCCCGGTCTGTCACCTGAAGCACCCCCGAATCAGCACACGAGTTAGCCGCTCAAGTCGTTGACGAAGACGCTTCAGGAGGTAGGGCCAACCGGCCCCCGCCGCCCCACCGCCCGGAGGAGAAAAACGTGGATTGGACCTTGTACCGCGCCGTCGGTACGCAGAACCGCGTCGCGCTCGGTGACCTCGCAACCAGCGAGTACTACGCCGCCGAGAAGGACGAGGCCACCGGCCGCATCACCCTCATGCCGGTGAACATCGTCGCGGGAGGCCGGAAGTCCGGCAGCGCTGACGACGCCGACGACGAGCAGGACTGAAAGACCAGCGGCACCGTAACTCTGAGGGGGGCTCCGGTGCCGCCCCTGGTGGGGTAGCTCAACAGGCAGAGCACCCTTGCGAAGAAATGCTCTCTGGTAAGCCCGGGAAGGCCCGTAGAGCGGATCGCAGGGTTTGCGGAGGTTCGAGTCCTCCCCCCATCACACAGAGGGCCGTCAGGCCGGGTTGCCCGCCAAGCGCGGGGACGCCGGACGCTGAACCTGGCGGTACCGAAGTCGTCGCCTTCAGCAAGCGACGGATGCTGTAGCTCAGGGGATAGAGCAGCTCCTGCAAGGGGGCCGGTCGGCGGTTCAAATCCGTCCAGCATCGCGCCAATACGGAACGCAGGGGTCGTGCTCTGCGCTACCGGGCTAGCAGGGAAGACAGCACGGGCTAGGGGCTCCTGGTCGGCCGGTTCACTACCAGCCGAAGGGAGCCCTGCGAGGCGGGTTCGAGTCCCGCCCTTCCCGCAGCCGAAAGTGGTTCGTGGATTACACGCAGGCTCAAACCCGGCAGACACGAGCGCGTAGCGAGTAGCGATCGGTCGTGAGCAGGGACGCGCAGGAATCCGCCGAGGACGGCATGAGATAGCCGTGACAGCCCGGAAAGACGGGCACCTCAGCTACCCGGAACGCCCGGGAGAAGGAGGAACCATGAGTCACAGGTACCGGCGCGCGCTGCTCGCGCTCGCCACGCTCGCCGCAACGCTGACCGGAACCCTCGCCGTCGCGCAGCCCGCACAGGCCCGCAGCCTGTCGTACTGCTACACCAATTCCATCTGCGCCTACGCGAGCACCACCCCGTGGCCCATCGGGAACCCGCCGCCGGGCGGGCTGAACTTCCCGATCGAACGCGACGCCGCCGACACCCCCCGCAATACCTGCTTCACCGGGTTCGGCACCACGTCCACGTTCACCGTCATCAACAACTCGCAGTACCGGTGGTACCTGTTCCGCACCACCGACTGCGGCGGCAGCCACATCGAAGTGCCGCCGTTCACCGAGATGCACACGCCGAGCGGCTGGGACAAGATCCACGCCTGGATGCGGACCAGCTCACTCACCTGAAACACCCCTGCCCGGTAAGTTACGAACGGGCAGGGACGCCCTGTACGGCTCGATGGACGAGCGCCAGCCCCGGGGGCTGGAGGATCGTGGTTCAAATCCACGGCAGGGCACTGGGAGGCATCCCCCGGTCATCCACTTGCCGGACATGCTGGTAACAGGAACGGCACGAAGCCGCCGAGCGGGTCGACACGCGAAGCGAGGGAAGGCCAAGTACCGCCGTGAAGACGGGATGGACACCCGTCAGCCCCGGGAGGGGTTGCCGAAAGGCGAGGGGTTCGAATCCCTACACGGCACGGATGCGGAGTTAGGGCACGGCGGGCACAGTCTCGCTGGTGCACTCCGCTGTCCGGTCACGATGCGGGCGCCTGGCGTACCGAAGTGACCGGGCGGGCTCTGGGTTGGCCTCGCGAAAGTTCCCCGTGGCCACGGCGTGGGCTTGTCAACCCAGAGCCTACCGCGCGTGACCTGCACTGATAGGAGAAAAACAGTGTCTGAGTGCAAGATTTGCGGCTTCACGAAGTGGCGTATAGCGAACGCCTACATGTGCCGCCGCTGTGACACGGTCTCCTGCAACGGCCAGCGCGTAGGGCCGCCCAACGCCCCCGGAACCAAATCCGGTTGGTTCCCCGCCACGTTCGGAGACCGCAAGTGACAGACCCGTATTCCGCCGAGGAGCCGCGCACCGTCGCCGAGCGCATCGGCGACGACCAGACCGGCCCGATGGTGCCGAAGGACAACGCGCCCGGCGACACGTCCGACGGCTTCCACACATTCGACGAGCTGTACGCGCACCGCGAAGCCTTGACGATGGTCCTCGCGACCATCGCGGCGATCGACGAACAGTCGTGGCGCTCAAAGGCGCACCACCCGGACGACACCCCGATCTTTGACGGCTTCTTCATCGTCGGCATCGACCTGCCGACCGGCGTGATCAGCTACCACTACCCGCTCGCAAGCTGGGACAACTTCTCCGGTGTGCCGGTACTGGAGCACGCCCCGAAGTGGGACGGCGCCACCCCGGACGACACGGTGTACCGGCTGCGCGGCTTCGCTGGGCACCTGCGCATCGCGATCGAGGAGGGCCGCGAGGCGCAGGAAGCCGCCCGCGTGGCCGCTGACGCGGTCGTAGAGGCCGCGAAGCAGCCCGACGCGGTCCGGCCCACGGCGGGCGTCATCGCGTGCCGTGTCGACGAAACCGTCGGCGCTACCGACCCCGAAGAGTTCGACCCGGACCAGATCATCGGCCCTGACGACATCCTCCCGGAGGTGCGCAAGTGAAGAACGGATACGACAACGGCACGTTCTGCGGCGACAAGCGGTTCACTCTCACGTGGCTGCTGGTGAAGTTCGTCTTCGCCGCCGCGTGGCTGGCCGGTGACCGGCCCGGCCGTCGTGACTGAGGCGCGCATCGTGGTGGCCGGGACGCGCCGAGCGTGCGTTCCCGGCTGGATGTCCCGGCGCTGGTTCACCAGCCGCCGCCCGCGTAGCCGTAACCGCCCCTGACAGGCTCGCCCTGGTTGGTCAATGGTCCCGGAGTTCAGTCCCCATACGACAAGGTCAGTCGCGGTCTCCGCTCCGGGGTACAGCAGGTTCGATCCCTGCTCAGGGCACAACAAATTAACGTTTTTGATCATGCGGAGGGGCGCGTCATGGCCTGGGTCGTCTGCCAGCACTGCCACGGAAACAGGACTGTGACCGTGTGGAACGGCAAGGAATACGTGCAGGTCACCTGCCCCGCATGCGGCGGTGCTGGCGTCATCAACACCGGCACCATCTGAGTTTCCCCCGGCGCCCTGGACTTGCGTCCCCGGGGGATATGAATGGGCCTCACGGTCGAACGCGCCGCCTCTGGCCCCTGCTGGGGACATGCGATCGACGCGCGGAGAGAGGAGACACCGGTGGAGATCGAGGGCTTGAAGCCGGGTCGGTTGTAACCCTCCCCGTGGGGTTTTCCATGGCGCGACGGACTGAGGCGACGTCGCCCTGCTCCTTAGGCAGGGAAACGCGGGTTCGAATCCCGCTCGCGCCACTCAGCATCTCTGCACTTACCGAGCAAGTGCAGGATTACCGTGTACGCATGAGGACCATCGGGAACCAGTGCGTAGGTGTTCGCGCAGACGAGTATCGTTGCAGGTCAACCGGGGTGTACTGGATCAATGGCATCCCCTTCTGCGAGCCTCACTACGAGCAGGTGGCGCTCCACTTCGGTGCCGATCCTTCGTCCTACGGGCCAGGCGACATCCCGGCTGTCGTCTACTACATCGGCGACCCCGATACGCAGCTTGTGAAGATCGGCGCGACGACCCGCCTGCATCAGCGTTTCGGGCAGCTCGCCCTGACCCGGCCGAAGCTGAAGCTGCTCGCGGTCGAGCCCGGGTACGTCGACATGGAGCGTCAGCGGCATCGCGAGTTCCAGAAGTGGCGCGTCAAGGGCCGATCCGGGCGCGAGTGGTTCCACCGGAACGACGTCCTGATGGAGCATGTCGGCAAGTTGCGCCAGGAGTACGGCGACCCATGGGAGTTCGATCCGCACACGCATCGACCTGGGGACATGAAGCTGGCGTGCAGTCACAAGCCCAATGGTGTATAGTCAAGGTTGACAGTGAACACCGAGGAGGAGAACGAAGTGAACGAGAGCGACGCCTTCACCGAGGCACAGAACGCGCAGACCCTGCTTACCCAGATCCACAACCACGCTGCCGCCGCCGTCAAGTACGGCCACGTCAACCGGGACTGGGTGAACGCCACCCTCGTCCGGCTCGGCGCGGAGCCCGTCACCGGCCACGCCACCTACAAGCTGATGGCCCCGATCACCGGCTACGTCGGCAAGACCGTCACCGCCGCGAACCGGGCCGATGCGCTCGCTGAGTTCGAGAAGGCCGTGCAGTACACCCTGAACTCCGGCAAGGTCGACGGCTCGTACGGCATGCGGGTCTTTCAGATCAAGGCCGCCGACGGCGAGACCGGCGGCAAGGCCGTGTTCTTCGACGGCCCGCAGGACGTGCAGGTGCCGGACGAGCCGGTGAACATGTCCTTCGCCGACCTGAAGACCTCCATCCGCAACATGCTGAAGGAGGGCGTTGCCGAGCGCGGCTGGGGCTACACCTACGCGGCGAACGCGGCCGTCGAGATGGGTCTGGAGCCGCTGCCCGCGCTGGTGACGAAGACTGTGCAGGTGCCGGTGTCGGGCCTGGCCACGGTCGACGTGCAGGTGTTCGAGGGCTCGCAGGACGAGGAAATCCAGCGGGCCACGGCGGCGAAGCTGAACGGTGCTCAGGCGCTGAACGTGAAGCCCGAGGAGATGGGCGAGGCGCAGTGGGCGCGGTCCACGGGCGAGACGATGGGCCTGCACTTGGTCGGCAGCGACGAGGACGACGAGGACGACGACGAGATGTTCTGATCGCCCTGGCACACATCAGCCCCCTTGACCGTAACGTCAAGGGGGCTGTATGCTGTCCATAGACAGCAACCGAGGAGGAGACACCATGACACCCGAAGACTTCGCCGACTTCATCGAGACCGTCATCAAAGAGGAGGTGACCACCGGCCCCACCTGCTTCTGCGGGTGCGGCGAGACCCCGATCGAAGGCGTCAAAGACGCGGTCTCCCGGATCGCCGCCGCGCTGGAAGGCGTGGTCCCTCCCGGCTCGATCGTCCGGTGCGGCCGGTGCGCCGCACCCACCCCTGTGCAGAAGATCAACGAGACTGGGCCGTACCGCACCTGTCCCGACTGCACAGAGATCATCCGAAACTGACCACCGAGCGCCTACAGGGCCGGGCTGACCACCTACGATGGTGGTCATGCCCGGCCTTTCTTTCGTCTACGCAGTAGAGATCCTGGCCTTCGCCCGACTCATCGTCCTACTCACCAGCGACGTGATCACCGAAGGCCCCCGCGACCGCCTCGTGACCGCCCTCAAGGAACGCGGACACAATCGGCTCGCCTACCTGTTCCTATGCCCCTGGTGCCTCAGTATCTGGATTGCCATCCCCGCCGTCCCGATCATCTACGCTTTCCACAATTCGCCGTGGCTGTTCCTGCCCGCCCTGGGGCTGGCGCTCTCGGCAGCCGCAGGTGCGCTCGCGCGCGTGAAGGGGTGACAAAGTGGGGCTGCTGAACAGGCGCAAGACCGTACCGGCTGGAGGCATCGACGGCCCCGGCACGCGACCGGCTAACGCGCTTGTCGGAGCTGCCGTCCCCGTCGACCTGAAAGACGCGTCGTCGTGGCAGATGTTCAAGCTCGGCGACCACCGCTGGCAGCACGAGGCGTGGCGCCACTACGACATCTGTGGCGAGATGCGCTTCGTCGTCAACTGGGTCGGCTCGGCGATCTCCCGGTGCCGCATGTACGCGGCGACCGTAGGCGCGGACGGCGTGGTCGGCGACGAAGCCGAAGACGAGCGGATCCGCACGATCGCCGAGACGATGTTCGGCACGCCCGCCTCGAAGGCGCAGGCGCAGCGTCTGCTCGGCATCAACATGATGACCGCAGGCGACGTCTACATCGTCGCGGAGGGCTACCAGAACGCGGCCGACGACAAGTGGTACGTCATCTCGTCGTCGGAGGTGAAGCGGCAGGGCGAAGACATCGTCGTGCAGCGGTCTATCACGCACGGCGGCGGCCGGTACACCCTGAACCCGTCCACGGACCTGCTGATCCGCGTCTGGAACCCGCACCCGCGTCGCTACGACGCCGCCGACTCGACGGTCCGCGCGATCCTGCCCGTGCTGCGGGAGCTGGAGCAGATCACGAAGCGCGTCTTCGCGGAGCTGGACTCCCGGCTCGCGGGTGCTGGTTTGCTGCTGCTGCCCGACAACATCGACTTCCCGGACCAGCCGGGCGATGTGCCCGGCGAGGTCCGGCAGGGCGGCATCGACGGCTTCACGGCCACGCTGACGCGCACCATGGCCACGTCGTTGCAGCAGCGTGACTCCGCTGCCGCGCTCGTCCCGATCGTGCTTCAGGCACCCGCTGAAGCCCTCGACAAAATTCAGCACCTCACGTTCTCCTCCGAGATCTCCGACAAGATCACCGAAATGCGTAAGGCCGCCGTCGAACGCATGGCCATGAGCCTCGACATCCCCCCGGAAGTCCTTACCGGCATGGGCGGCGCCAACCACTGGTCGTCGTGGCAGATCGAAGAGTCGTCGATCAAAATCCACATCGAGCCGGTCCTGATTCAGCTCGCAGACGCCCTCAACATCGGCTACTTCCAGCCCGCCCTCAAAGCCGCCGGAATCGCCAACCCGGAGAAGTACACGCTCTGGTTCGACATCTCCGCCCTGACCGTCCGGCCGAACCGCTCCGAGCAGGCGAACCAGCTCTACGACAAGGGCCTGCTGTCCGACAAGGCGACCCGGGAGAACAACGCGTTCACCGAGGACGACGCCCCGGACGACAAGGAACGCGTCTACACCCTGATGAAGCAGCTCGTGCTGGCGAACCCGCAGTTCGCGTCCGACCCGGCGTTCCAGGAAGTCCTGGGGCTGCCCGCGATTGCGAACCCGAACCAGCCGCCGCCCGAGGAGATGCTGAACCCGGGAGACGAGGGCTACGACGAAGCAGGCGCCGACCCGGAAGCCGACCCGGCCGATGTCGGCGCGCGGAACCTGCCGCAGTTCCCATCGGTGGAGGACGCCGTCGCGGGCAAGGTCGGCGGCGGCGGGAAGCTGAAGCAGCTCGCCGCGAGCGCGCAGGCCACGAACGGCGCCCTGTTCTACGCCGCTGATAGCGCTGTACGCCGCGCGCTGGAAGTCGCGGGTGGTCGTCTCGTGCCCGGCGCGCAGCGTGCCCGTCACGGCGTCCCGAAGCACCAGCTCCACACGCGGGTCATCGCCGAGCAGGCGAAGGTGCCGTCACTGCTGGCCGGTGCGTGGGTTCACGTGCGCGAGCAGGCGCCAGCCCTGGGCGTCGACGCGGATGCGCTGGAGTCGGTTCTCTCGTCGTACTGCACGGAGCTGCTGACCCGGGGGTTGGCGCACGAGCCGAAGTTCCTTCAGTCGATGCTGCACGAGACCCGGGGAGACCTTGCACCATGATCAAAAACGACGTGGAGAAGGAGACATGCAGGGCCATCACCCGTTGGGCGTACTGCTTTCTCGCCGACACCGCACGAGTCGTCGGCGCCGTCTGGTCGCTGCAATCGCGCTGAAAACGCCCCGCCCCCCGAAGGAGAAGACGGATGCCGACCCCGCCCCCGCTGCCTGACCCTGCCGCGCAGCAGCAGGCGGCAGTCGACGTCTTCGCGCAGTACGAGCCAACCCTGTACGAGGCGTACCTCGACATGATCGTGGAGTGGCTCGCCGCCGTGAAAGCCGCCATGTTCGCCGGGGGCGTAACGCAGCTCGCCCTCGTGCCCGACCCGATGACCGTTTTCTCCATGGCGCCGAAGTGGCATGCGGTGTCCGCGAAGTACACCGAAGAGGTCGCGCGCAAGGTCATCGCCACCCCGTACAACGACCTGTTCGCCGACGGCACGATCTTTGACACCCGGCCGTTCGTCCGGAACTGGATCGCTGACGCCACGAACCGGCTCCAAGCCGTCCCCGACGAAGTGTTCGGCCTCGTCTCGCACGTCATCGACGCCGGAACCACGAACGGCGCCAGCATCCCCGACGTCCAGGACCAGATCGAACAGTTGTTCACCGACACCGGGCAGCAGCGGTGGAAGAACCGCGCCCGGACCGTCGCCCGTACCGAAGTGGTCGGCGCGTACAACGGCGGGCTGCACGACGCGTTCCAGATGCTCACCGAGATCGACGACGAGACGCAGTACGTGCACCGCTGGCTCGCCACCGAAGATCAGCGCACCCGGCCCGACCACCGTGAAGCCGACGGCCAGGTCCGGCCGTGGGGTGTCGCATTCACCGTCGGCGGCTTCTCGATGATGCACCCGCACGACCCGTCCGCCCCCGCAAAAGAGGTCGTCAACTGCCGCTGCACGGAGCTGATGGAGATCGCTGGGGAGCCGACGAGCATGAAGAACCGGGGCTACAAGAAGACGTCATCGCTCAGCGCCGCCGCATCCCGGGCGACCCTGCTCCAGACCGTGTGCACCGACGGCCAGTTCTGCATGCAGACGCACAAGCCCGGCCTGTGCAAGGGCCAGAAGCGCGGGCAGCGCGAACCCGGCTACCAGGAGGAGCAGAACAAGACCCCGGCGCAGGTCGCGAAGACCGCCGTGTCCGGCCTGAACCAGGCCATCGCGCAGGCGCAGGCCGTCGCCGCGCAGAACCCGGGGAACCCGAAGCTCGCCGCCATGGCAAGGCGGGCCATCGCCGGGTACAGGAAAGCGCTCGGCCCGCACCAGCAGAGGCTGAAGGAAGCCGCCGGAGCTGACGCCCGCGCGACGAAGCAGGGCGAGCGCGACACCCGCGAGCAGGACTCGATGGACACCCGGGCGAGGAACAAGGCGCAGCGGCAGCGGGAGACGCTGAAGAAGCGCGCCGAGAAGATCATCGAGCGGCGTAAGACGCAGGCCGCCGAGAAGAAGAAGCTCGCCGGAATGTCGAAGAAGCAGCGCACCGCGTACCGCAAGTCGAAGGCTGAGGCGAACCGCAAGACCCGCGAGGCGCGCGAGAATCAGACGCTGAAGCAGGCGGCGAAAGCATGATCCCGGTCGCGTGGTTGCGCCGCTTCCACGCGACCATGACCGTCATCTGGATGCTGCTGGTCATCCCGACCGCGTTGTGGTGGCGGGACTCGATCGCGTGGCTGGCGATCATGAGCGTGTGGGCGAACGTGGCCGCACATTTCGGCTCGTGGCAGGGCGCTCGCGCGGAGGATGCGGCCACCCCGTAGAGGTGTATGGTCATGGCTTACGCACCCCCGACCATGATCAAAAACGGAGAGATGATGGGCGCTGACCTGCTGGCCCTCGTACCATCCCGAGGCCGTCCCACCGTCGTGCCGATCCTGGCCGACATCTTCCGTACCACCTGCACCACCGATTGGCACCTCGTCTTCGCCGTCGACGAACAAGACGAAGACCTGCCGCTCTACACCGCCGCGATCAGCCGCGAACCCCGCACGCAGCTCTACATCAACCGCGACGGCGCCACCATGGTTGCCGCCCTCAACGCCGCCGCCCGCCACCACCTCGACAGCTGGCCGCAAGCCGTCGCATTCATGGGTGACGACCACCGGCCCCGCACGCAAGGCTGGGACCGCGACTACCTCGACGCGCTGCGCGAGATGGGCACCGGCATGGTCTACGGCAACGACCTTCTCCAGGGCGAGAAGATCCCCACCCAGATCGCCATGACCGCGAACATCCCCCGCACGCTCGGCCACATGTGCCCGTCCACGCTGACGCACCTGTTCGTCGACAACTACTGGCGCGACCTGGGCACCGCCGTCGGGTGCCTGCGATACCTGCCCGACACGATCGTGGAGCACCTGCACCCGTTCGCCGGGAAAGCAGGAATGGACGAGGGCTACCACCGGGTCAACGCGCCGTCGATGTACCACCGGGACGCGTTCGCCTACCGCACGTACGTCGAGACCGGGCAGCTCGCCGCCGACACGCTGAAGATCAAGGGGATCCGCTCGTGAGGGCACTGATCACCGGCTCGGCCGGGTTCGTCGGCAGGCACATGCAGGCCGAACTGGAGCAGCGCGGCTGGGAAGTCAACGGCGTTGACATCGCCGACCATGCCAGCAACGACGCCGTCGACTACTTCCGCCGCTACACCGGCTACTTCGCCTACGACCTCGTCGTTCACGCCGCCGCGAGCGCCCCGCACCGCAACGCCATCGACCACGAACACGGGCACTTCGCCCGCAACGTGCAGCTCGACGCGGCGATGTTCGACTGGGCGGTCCGGACCGGGCAGAAGCGGGTGCTGTACCTGTCGTCGTCGGCCGCGTACCCGCAGGCGCTGCAAGACGTGGCCGCCGGGGGCTGGCGGCTCGCCGAGGACGACATCAGCCTGACCGACGCGGAGGAACCCGACTCGGAGTACGGGTGGGCGAAGCTGACGGGGGAGCGCATGGCTGCCGCCGCGCGCCGCGCAGGACTGCCGGTGACGGTCGTACGGCCGTTCTCCGGGTACGGGGAAGACCAGAGCCCCGACTTCCCGTTCACGGCGATTCTGGAGCGCGCCAAGCGCCAGGACCGGCCGCTGGAGATTTGGGGTTCCGGCGACCAGACCCGCGACTGGATCCACATTTCCGACGTCGTGAACGCGGCGCTGGCCGTGGTCGAGACCGGCGTTGAGGAGCCGGTGAACCTGTGCACCGGCCGGGGCGTAACGATGCGGGAATTGGCGACCATGGCCGCGCACGCCGTCGGCTACGAGCCGCGCATCAAAGCGCTGCCGGACAAGCCCGCAGGAGTTCTGCACCGTGTCGGTGACCCGACCCGGCTGCACGCCTACTACGAGCCGAAGGTGACCCTGGAAGAGGGCATCGAGCGGGCGTTGCGCCGCTGATCCGGGACGTCATGGGACGCGGCGGGACAGCCCCGCTCGCCGCGTCCCATGATCAAAAACAATCGCTATGATCAGCGCATGGCGAAGCTGGGCTCGTACTTCATCGACGTCTCGCACGAGGCGCAGCCGTTCCCCGGCGTGCTGGCTCTCGCCACGCAGGTCCAGCAGGCACTCACCGCCTCCGCCGCCGCCCCCGGCGCGCTCGGCTCGCCGCAGTACCTCGTCGCCTTCCTCACCGCCTGGCTGTACCAGGACGAGGATGCGCACGACACCTGCTCCCTGACCGCCTGCCTCAACCCGCTGCACCCCGGCCCCTGCAAGGGCTGGAAGGGCACGCTGCACAGCGTCGCCCCGAACGTGTGGAAGGGCATCGAGGAGGAGCGCGTCAAGAAGCTCAACGCCAAGCGGGTCGCGAAGATCGCCGACCTCAAGGCGCAGGGCAAGCCGATCCCGAAGAAGCTGCTGACGCCGATCCTGCCGAAGCCCCACCCGGGCGCCGGGAAGACCGCGAACGGCGCCTCAGGTGGCGCTCACGACGCCGGGAAGGCCATCAACGACGCCGCCGGGGTCAAGCCGAACGAGCCGGGCAAGGTCACGCTCGGGCAGGCCGCGAAGGTCGTGAAGATCACCGACGCGCAGCCCGGTGTGAAAGGCCCGAAGGGCAAGAAGCCGACCGTTGCCTCCAAGGGCATCGCCACGGTCATCGCGCAGGAGAAGGTCACCCCGCAGTACAAGCTCGACAAGGCCGCCGGGATCACCGACGAGCAGTGGAAGGCGCTGTCCGGCTCCGAGCAGGACGTCATCCGTGGCGAGCTGAAGAAGATCCAGGTCGACGGGTTCGGGCCGCAGCAGAAGAAAGCGACCGACCTGCTGGAGAAGCTGGAGCGCAAGGACAACGCGCCGAAGCCCGCCCCGAAGCTGAAGGACGCCGGGCAGGTGTCCGCGCCGTCGATCACCCCGGCGAAGACGAAGCAGCCCCCGGCCGTGAAGAACCCGGCCACCTCGAAAGCGCAAGCCGCCGCGCTCATCGCCCTGGCTGACGCCATCCCCGGCGTCAAGGCCGGGTCGATGGCCGATGCCGACAAGCTCGAAGCGGTCGTCGACAAGCTGAAGAAGGGCGGCAAGCTCACCGACCAGCCGAAGATGAAGCTGCTCGTCGACAAGCTGGCGCAGTCCGCCCTGAAGCAGGCCACCACCGACAAGATGCCGGGGCTCGGCCACGGCGACAACGACGCGCACATCGGCACGTTCAACGCGGAGATCAAGGCCCACATCGAGGACGGGAAGAAGGGCTTGCCGCCGCTCGTCGAGAAGATGGTCAAGCACCACGAGGCGGCGAAGAACGGCAACGTCAAGACCGGCGTCGAGGACTTGGTCAAGAACGGCCTGCCGAAGCCGGTCGCTGCGCCGACGGTGACGCCGACGGTGTCCGCGAAGGACGTCGACAAGACGCCTGACGTGCCCGCTCACGTGAAGCACGCGATCGACATGGCCAACGGCACCGCCCCGGGCGCATCGTGGTCCAAGAACCACCTGGCGGCGTACGAGAAGCTGACCGCCGACGACTTCAGCAAGATCGACAAGGACACGCAGCAGAAGATCCTCGCCGAACTGAAGAAGGCCGAGACCAAGTTCCTCGACCCGAAAAAGATCGTCGCCGCAAAGAACCTTCAGGCGAAGCTGACCGCGAAGAAGGACGAGCCGAACACCCCGGCCGCGCCGAAGGTCGTCAGCTTCACCGACGACATGCACGACCACTCGGTCAGCGCCGCAGACGCGAAGAAGGCCGCCGCCGCGCAGCCCGTCGCGGCGCTTCACGCCGTGGCGAAGAAGCTGTCCGGGCTGGAGCCGGAAGACGACCCCGACTCCCCGGCGCTGAAGACCAAGGCGGTGAGCAGCGCCAACGATCTTGCCGAGATGATGACGAAGGGTCTCGACGCCAAGACCCTCAACGAGCCGAGCCTGAAGAAGGCGCTCGACGATTTCAAGGCCGCCGCGATCGAGCAGTTGCACGCGACGCAGGTCGCGAAGGCGAAGCAGAGCGCGTACAACAAGGTCTCCAAGACCCTGTACGCCGACGGCAGCCCCGTCGTCACGACAAAGCTCACCCCGATCGAGAAGGCGTCGCTCCAGGCGTACCAGAAGCACCTGCTCGACCACCCGATCAAGACCGCCACGCCGGACATGGACGACCTGGGAGCGAAGACCCTCGCCTCCCAGAAGGCGCTGATGGACGAGATCACCGCCGCGAAGAAGAAGGCGTCCGCTCCCGGCCCGGAGAACATGACGAAGACGCAGCTCAACGATGCTGCGTTCCCGCTGCTGTCCGACGGCAAGGACAAGGACGGCACGTCTGCGGACACGTCCCTGACGATGGACGAGATCAATTCGTCCAAGGCGCTCGGCGTGGAAGCGGCGAAGCAGGAGGCGGCGAAGTACCCGCCCAACGTGCTCGCCGACCCGGCCGTGGCCGCGAAGCAGAAGGCCGTGGAGCAGGCCGCCACGCAGTACATGAACACGGGCGTCGCGCAGGTCAAGCTGAACCAGCACCTCGACAAGTACCACGGCAAGGCGCTTGCGAGCGGCGAGGACGTCAACGGCAACCCGCTCACCGCCATCGACAAGAAGATCCTCGCGCTGCACAAGCAGCAGATGCTCAAGGACCACCAGTACCTCGCGGACCTCGTGGACAAGCAGCTTCAGAAGCTCGCGGACGCGAAGAAGGACTTCCACGCCGCCGCCGAGAAGGCCGCGAACACGCCACCCACTCCGGTCGTCCTGTCGGACTACGACGCGAAGACCGTCGAAAACGCGTACTCCGGCGCGTGGGGCAGCGTCGCCTCGAAGGCCGTGCAGTTCGGCGTCAAGTGGGACCACTCCCAGAAGATGAAGGCGCACCCGGAGTACGCGACCCTCACGCAGGAACTGGGCGAGCTGAAGACCGCTGCCGGTGTCCTGGCGAAGATGCACGCGCAGGCGCAGGTTGCACACCAGAACGTGCCGCTGGACCCGGACACCGGTAACGAGCTGACCACCTCCCCGGAGTGGAAGGCGTGGCAAGACCAGATCCACGCCGTCCAGGCGGGCGAGAAGGCGTTCACGGTCACGCTGAACAAGGCGCAGAAGCGGCTCGACAAGATCCGGGCGGAAGCGGGCCTGAAGAAGCGCGCCCTGCCGAAGCTCGACGCGCCTGCCGTCAAGGCGTCCGCTGCCGAGTCGGCGTACTACATCACCGCGAACTACTCGGGGCCGAACTACGGCAAGCCTGAGGCGGCGAAGAACTACCTGGTAGCGAAGCTCGGCTCGCAGCTCGGCACGAAGCACATGTCGGCGACGGAGAAGAAGCTGGCGAAGACGCTGGGGAACCTGGCCGATTCGACCCCGTCCAGCACCAAGATCAAAAACGCTGGCACGTCACCGGTCAACCTGTCCGGCGGCGACTCGATCGACAGTATCCCGGCTGACCTGAAGAAGCAGATCACCGCCGACTATAAGTCGATGCCGAAGGGCAAGTACCTCTCCGACCCGGCTGAGGACACGTTCGACAACCTGGTGAACCTGGCCGCCGCGCACGGCAAGAACATCCCCGGCGGGCTGTCCGTCGACCAGGTGATGAAGACGATCGACGCGACGTTCGCGAAGCAGCTCGGCGTGACGAACTCCGGGATGCTGGAGAAGAAGATCACGGAGTGGCTGGCGACCGGCGTCGGTAAGACATACGCGGAGTCGCACAGCACCCCGAGCGCCAGCGTCGTCAAGCAGCTCAGTGGGGAGCTGGACCTGCCGGACGGTGTCACCCTCGCACCCGGCGAGAAGGTCCAGAAGCTGGCCGGTCCCGGCCCGCACGACGAGACCCTGCCGTCCAGCGCGTTCAAGCCGCTGTCCGCGACCGAGGCGACCGAGTCGCAGAACGCGTACCTGAAGTCGCAGAAGATCACGCTGACGCCTGCGCAGAAGTCGTCGCTGACCTCGTACACCGGCTCGGCGTACCACACGTACAACACCTACCTGCGTAAGGGCGGATCGCTGTCGCCCGCGTACAAGCAGGACATCATCAACATCCAGTCCGCGATGCAGCCGTTGCAGCAGCACACGCTGCTCAAGCGCGGCACCGGCTGGGACGCGCTGCCCGCCGAATACCAGGGCGCGGCCAACGTGCAGAAGCTGATCGGCAAGACGATTGAGGAGCCCGGTTTCACGTCGTCGACGGTTGCGGGCGAGTCCGGCAGCTTCGGCGGCGCGCTCC